TGATCGCGCGTCTGGTCTGCGTTTTGCTGCCGGCGAGCAGCGCGCGCACCATCGGCGCCGAGAAAAGGATTGGGCGCTCTTTCATGCTTCGCACCCGCGCCCGATGGTCGATCCGCCATCACCGGGATTGGTGAATTCGGCCCAGTGAACCCAGCCCCGTTCCGGGCAATGGAAGCCCCATTCGCGCGCCCAAGACCCGGTGAGGAACATCGTCAAAGGCGACGGTTCGCCGTCGATCAACTCGATGCGGTGCGCGTCCGTCGCAGACCGGAACACGACATCGCCAGCCTCACGCAGCACGCGGCAATTGATGCCGCCGGCCGCGATCGAGTGTTCGATGTACTGCCCCTCGAGGATGATCGAACACGACTCCCACGGGTGGTCATGCAACGCGCGATCGTCGTCGCTCCGATGGAACTGGTGCACGTAGGCGTTCGCGTCCGGATTGCGATCGACCAGATGCCAGCGGAGCATGTACGGATCGTCGACGCCGCCGATGATCCGGTCGGGCTCGCGAAGGGCGATCACGGCGCGCGCGGTCGCACGCATCGGTTCGAGAAGGATGGCTGGGAGCTTTATAGTCATCGGCAATCCAAGGTGATGTGGGTGTCTTCGTCTCGCAGTCGAAATCGCCGCGTCGCCGCCGCGGCCGAGAGCCATGGATATCGCCGATGCAGCTGCTGCCGGAGGCGCCACGCATTGGCGTGTTCGAAGTGGCCTTCATAGCTGGCGAGCACCGAGCCGAGTCGGCGGTACGCGGCGGGTGTCGCGCGAACTCGGTCGCCGCGCAGATGCGATGACGCCCATCCGGCGATCGCGGCGCGCGCGTGCCGAACAACGCGCTGGCGCACCCGCGTGTGTGTCGGGAATACGACGTAGCCGAGGAAGTCGATGCCGTCGGTCAGCGGTTGCAGGCGCTGTTCGGCTTTCAGCGACAGCCTCAGCCGGTCGCGCAGAAAGGCCTCGATCTGGTCCCGCCATGCCTCGAGCTGCGCGCGATCGCGGTGCACGAGCACGAAGTCGTCGACATAGCGCACGTAACGCTCAGCGCGCAGTGTGTGCTTCACGAACTGATCGAGCGCGTCCAGATAGACGTTCGCGAAGAACTGGCTCGACAGATTGCCGATCGGAATGCCGCAGCCCGGCGGCGCGTTCTCCAGGCGCTTGTGCACTGGAATGCGCGCGCGGTCCTCGGCGCTGGCGCGATAGACGACACCCTGCTGAAGCGGCGATTGCCGAAGGAGTGCGTGAGTCACGCGCTGCGCGATGATCGGCAGGCCGGCGCGCGTCATCCGCCGCTTCAGCATCGACCATAAGGTAGGGCGATGGATCGTGTTGAAATAGTTCGCGATGTCGAGCTGCAGGTACCAGCCGCCGCCCTGGCCAGCAGCGACCTGGCGGACGAATCCCTTCAGCCTGTCGACTGCCGCGTGACTTCCTTTGCCCTTGCGGTTCGCGTACGAGTCGAAAATGAACCCCGGATCGAAGGCGGGCTCAAGGATCGGCATCAGCCAGTGGTGCACGACTCGGTCGGCGAAATCAGGCGCATGGATTTCGCGCGCCTTCGGCCTCGTGGCCACGAAACAAGTCGTTGGGCCGGGCGACCAAGCGCCGGCGTTGATCCGATCCTGTAGGTCGATCAGGCGATCGGTCCAATTCTGCTCGAACGCGAGTTGATTGTTGCTCGGCTGCTTGCGCCGGCGCGCACGGCGCCACGCGAGGAATAGATCGCGGAAAGTAACCAGTCCTGCACCCTGACACTCACTGGCGCGCGACAGCGACCGCACGGCGCGCACGGCGCACCGGTTGTTGCGGTTGTTGAGGTTCGCGTTGCCGTTGTTGAAGTTGACGATCCACGCGTAGTCCGGATCTGAAGCAGCCGGCGACGCTTCCCCGCGCACTTGCGACCCGGCCGAGCATCCTTCGTGGTAGCGCGGCTTCGTCATGGTTTGGCCCCTGCTGAGGCGGCACGGGTACTCAGTATCATGGGACTCTGCAGCGACGAATCCGACGCCGCACTCTGCCCGTTGGGGTGCTTCTGCTGGCGGCGCCATCCGCCCACCTGCTTGCCGAGGTCCTTGACCAGGCGGGAGAGCGCCTCGAACTGCGGGAAGCTCGGGAAGGCGCGAATCGCGCTTCCGAGCTGCAGCTTCAACTTGAGATCGTCGACGGCATCCGAAAGTCGGGCGATCCACATCTGCTGATGCTCTCGATTGCGCCACGCACGTTGCGCCAGCACCGCGACTTCCATCGCTTGCGCGCGCAGATCGGCGCCGACGCTGTACTTGTGGTATCGCGCGAACCTACGAACGGTCTGCTCGATCGCTACGAGCAGACGTTCGGCGAGGCGCACGATCGGTGGCGCTACGGATGACATGTCGTCCTATCCCAAAAGCCGATTACTGACTGGCGCGCGACAGCGACCGCACGGCGCGCACGGCGCACCGGTAGCTGCGGTTGTAGAGGTACGCGTGGCCGTGGTAGAAGTTGACGATCCACGCGCAGTCCGGACCTGAAGCAGCCGGCGACGCGGTCCAGTAGTAGGTCGACTTCGTGTCTGCAAAGAGGCCGGTGTCGATCGCCGGGTTGTACTTAGTGATATCGCGGATCGATTCGAGCTCGTCGAGCGTCGGCAGGCGCCAATCGTCGTAGCCACCCAGGCGAAGTGCCTTCGCCGCGGCCTCGGCCTCGCTCCAGGTCTTTTCGGATGCCGTCGTCGAGGCGTCCCACATGAGCCCGGTCGCGCTGTCCACGACCACCGCGCCGCCGCCGACATCCTGCTTGGTCCGGCGCGCGACAGGCTCGGCCGCGAACTCGCTGATACGCGAAATCACGCCGGTCGCGTCGAGCAGGTTGCCGAACTGGCCAACGCCTTCCAGTTCGATTCGGACGCTGCGGTCCTCGAAATTGATCGTCAACGCATTCATACACGCTCCTTTTGGTTGGTTCGAAATGGATATCAAGCGATGTTGTGTCGCGGCCCGTAGTTCGGCGCCTTGCGCCGCTTCCAGCTGCGCCCGCGCCAGATGTCGCGCACGGTCTGCGTCGAGCACCCAAAGCGTGACGCAAGCTCCCTGGCGGTTTGCGGGCCGGCGCCGTCCTTGGCGCGCTGGATGTCGAACACGTCGTTGGACATCAGCAGCGTCTGCACGCTGTGCCGGTTGGCGTCGGCCTGCATGCCGCAGCGGAGGTGGTGCGGGTTGCAGCAGTCCTTGGCGTGGCACGAGTTGAAGATCACGTGACCAGGCGGGATCGGTCCGAACAGCTGCTCCCACATCCATCGCTGCGCGCGCATCTCGACACCGCAATACGTCTTCTTCGGGTGACCGTCTTTCGTGAGCGGCCCGAGGAACGTCCAGCACGCATCAGCCGTTCGGCCGAGGCGCACAAGCGGCTTGATGGTCTGTCCTGCGCGCGGCATCAGGCAGCCTTCTTCTTCGCCGCGTCGACGAGCACGCCGGACAGGCGATGGCAGATCAGCGGAAAGTCCGACTCCGCGTAGAGCATCGCGGCGCGCTCGCGCCCGACCGATCGAAAGCCGAGATTAGCCAGGCCTTCGGCCGAGATCGACAACGGCGCGATGCGCGCATTGATGTCGCCTAGTTTGATCCGAGCCGCGGTCGGCATAGGCGCAGCGCCGGCGCTCCGCGGTAGGTCGGCTCGCGCGGCGGCCGGCCGCGGTGATGGCTCCGCGGCTGCGCGCGCTTCCTCGCCCGCGGATTCCTTCGAGGCCTGCTCACGCTCGACGCGCGCGGCTTCTTCGCGGCGTATGCGCTCGCGCTCTTGCTCGAGCCGAGCCTCTTCGCGTAGCCGATGCTCGGCGATACGTCCGCGCGCGATGGCGCGCACGTCGTCAGGCGTCTTGCCAGCGAACTGGTTCCGATCGGCGAACAGATGCTCGAAGCCCTTCGATTCGTCGTCCAGTGCGGCGAAGGCAGCTCGGATGCGCCGCGTCGACTCGGTGGCCGCGATCTTCGAATTCGCTAGCAGGGTGTCGACGGCGTCCTGCATGCTGACGATCGATCGCTTGCCCTTGATCGCGCCGTTGAAGTCGGGAGGCAGGATCACCAGCCACGCGCCGCCGGTTTCCTGCTGGCACGCGCGCTCATGTTCCAGGTACGCCGCGCGCGCCTTCGCGACGATCTCGCCTCGAATGGCCTCCTTGCGCGCCTTCACCAGCTTGTCCAGCGCCAAGCGCTTCGCGCGCGCCTCGCCGCTGATAGCGTCGATCGCCCGAAACAGCTCGTCGATGGACTGCGTCTGGCTGAGAGCGTGCTGCTTGGCGGCCGCGAGTCGCTCTTCGATGTCGCCGCACCACTTCACGGTCTGCTCGGCGTCGGCGAAGTCCTGGTCCGTCTGCAGGTCCGTCCGGATCGACTTGAAGACGTCGATCGCGTGGTTCTTGAAATCGGCCAGATTGCTGGCAGTGACCTGGCCGACGAGTTCGATGCGCAGCGCCGGGAGGGACATTGGCGCGCGGCCGACGGCCTCGGCGGCAGGTTCCGATGGCGAGTACTCGGCGAGATCCTTCTCGAACTGTTTCCAACCCGCGAGGAGACGCGCGCTGCGACCGGGAACGGCCGTGTACTCCATCCATTCGAAGCGCTCGCGCGTGCCATCGGACACCACGAACACACACCGGACAGCGCTGCTGACGAGCAACTGGTGCTCGAGCTGCCAGTAGTACATCGGATCGAGTTCGCGCGCGCGCACCTGAGCCGCAAGTTCCTCGTTCCAGAGCTTGTGCTCGTAGATGACGTCGTTCATCAGCGTGATGCCGTCGAACGAGGCGAGCAGCCGACCGGTGTCATCGGTCGCCGTCGCTGGATACAACTCCTCGCCGATCATTTCCTCGACGATCGGGCGTGCCGCTGCTTCGGCCGCGTGGCCTTCATCGAAACGCCGCTGAGTCTGTTCATCGATGTCGGGCGTGACGCCGGTCGCCTTGGCGCGGAGCAGAGCGCTGCGCGTCTGGTATTTGCTCTCTCCCATCATCGCCGGCGCTTCGGACGCCGTGAAGCAATTGGCGCGCACGCCATGCCACTCGGCGCTCCCTTGAACGAGTTTCAAGGTCTTCATGCGTCCGCTCCTTCTTCCTGCTGCTGCGATCCACCCTGATCGGCCGGCTGCTCTGCGAGCGCGTAAATCGCGTCCCGCTGCACATCGGTCAGCCGGCCCTTGCTTTCGACGAGCGCGATGATTTCCTCGGGGGTCTTCTTCCGCGACTCGACGGCGGCGCGCCACTTCGGCAGGTTCGTGTCGAAATCGGATTGCGGGTAGGCGCCTTGCTCGCGCGTCGCTGATTCGGACTTCGCCGAGGCGATGACTTCGCCCTCTATGGCTTTTCCTTCCATCTCTTCGGCCGTTGGCTGCGCGCCAACTTCCGGGAACGCCTTGCGCAGCGCCTGGGCCTCGGCGCACTTCGCGATCTGGCCATAGGGTCGCTTCGACCACATCGCGTTCGGCGCGATCGACTTCTCCTGCCCGCCCTTGACCGCGTAGTTTTCCAGCCAGAGTTCCTTCGCGGTGAAGTCGACGATCTCGCCGGACTGGAGCCGACGGCGAACCGTTACGCGGCACCACTGCGGGTAGACAATCTCCGCGCCGCCGATGTTCGCCGCCACGTCGGGGCCGAACTCCGGCTCCGAAATGCCGGCGCAACCGGTGCGCGCGGCGATCGTGCGGTAGAGTCCGATGCCCGGCATGACGACGTCGCGCATCGTTTTCGCCTTCGCATCCCACATCGGCACGATGTGCACCGGCTTCGTCATCGGGTCGAGGTGCGCGGCCTTGCAATACGACAGCACCATGTCGACGGAGCTGTCGGCTGCTCCTGGGTAGAGGCTGGTTTTCAACGCGGCGCGAATGTCAGCCGCCTGCTGTTCGGTCATCAATGCTCCCGCAGACGCGGATCGAGTCATTGCGTTCATTGCTTTCTCCGTGTGCGGAAGCCCAAAAGCCGATTACTGACTGGCGCGCGACAGCGACCGCACGGCGCGCACGGCGCACCGGTTGTAGCGGTTGAGGAGGCACGCGTGGCCGCCGTAGAAGCGGACGAGCCACGCGCAGTCCGGAGCTGAAGCAGCCGGCGACGACGTCCAGTACCAATCCGACTTGCACGTCGGGAAGAAGTCGGTATCGATCGCCGGCCGGAAGCGAGAGCGGTCAGCCAGCGGGAACAGTTCCTCGACGGTCGGCAGGCGCCAGTCGGTGAAGCCAGCGAGATCGAGCTTTGCGCACGCCTCGACAGCCTGCTCGTGCGTAAGCGGCTTCTCGCTGATATCGGCGGCCGACCACATAAGGCCAGCGGCGGTCTGTTCGACGACGCCGGCGGGAACAGCTTCGGGGATGATGAAACGCGACATCAGGTTCTCCTGGAAGTTGGAAGGTGGCGACGCAACACGAGAGCGCGGGGAAGGGGGAGGGGTCACGCCCGCGCGCTGCGCCGCCGGGAAAGTCTGTCTATCGCTCTTTCGGAGCCTCGACGCTCACGTGGACGCTCCACGTGCTCTTAAGGCTGGTCAGCAAGCCGTCGACCATCGCTTTCGCGATCGCGCCATGCTTGGTGGCCAGTTGCTTCTCGATCTCGGCCTTGATTCGCGGGCGCATGGTCTCCGCCATCTCGTTGATGACTTCGTGCGCGACTTTTTGGATTGCCTTCTTCGAGACGACGTCCGCGAGCAGATGTGTGTTCTCGTAGGACGCATTGCTGATGACACCGCCGGCGCTGACCTTCGTGGTCAGTGCGGCCTGCACCGCCTGCTCGACCAGCTTGGTGCCGTCTCCCAGCGCGCCGGTAATAGCGGTCGCGACTGCTGCCCGGATGTAGGGTTCCAGGACGTTGTTCGGGATCGGGAATTGCATGTTGCCGTCGCTCACGATGGGATCCTCTGGATGTGGAAATTCGATGCACCGTCTGCCCGGTGCCACGGTGGTCGGCTTTCGACCCACTCCTCAGTGGGGGAAGCGGCGCGAGCAGAGGTCACCCGACTGCAGGCCGGATACCTCGCGCAGAAACATCCCGGCCCTCACGACTTCGCTCCGCGCTTACAGCGCGGTTATCCCCGCTCGGTGTGTACCTAAGCCGCAGCCTTCTTTTTCGGCGCGCGCTTGCCCGCCGCCTTCTTCGCCGGCGCCTTCTTGCCGCGCTGGCTCTTCTGCGGAATTTCGCCGGTCGGCGAACCGCCGAGGCTATTGGCGGCCTGTTCGAGCTGCTTCCTGTCGCGTTCTTCCTGGTCTTCCAGGAGGTCGCCGGTCTTGACCGTCGCCGACATGCTTTGCTTGCTGGCGCGCATCTGGTCGACCAGGTCCTCGCTCTGTTCGAGGATCAGCGGGATCGTGTCGTTGATATGCTCGAGCAGATAGGTCACGAGGTCCTGGTCAGGATCCTCGAGGAACACGGACAGGTCGCAGAACGCCGAGCCGCCGGGATGCGGACGCAGCACGATCTTACTGACGAGCGCGCACCGAACCTTCGTCCCGCCCTTCACCAGCGTGACGTGGTGCTTCGCCTCGAATTCGGCGTCGCACGGCAGCTCGGTGATTCCGTAGAAGCGAAGCGCGCGATTCGGGTCTTCCGCCTTCGTCTTCCAGATCGCGCGCTCGAATTCCTCCGTCTCGTCGGCCAGCGCGGCTGCCGCGCATGCGGAGGGAAGGCAGACGGCGCCGCGCAGCTGCAGCTCGCAGCTCACGACCGCGTCGTCGCCGCGGCCGCGCTTCGGATGGAACGCCTGGAGCTTGGCGCTGGTGTTCAGATTGAACATCGACATGCGTGTCCTCCTGGGACGATGGTGATCACGCCGCAGCGAGTGGCGGCGGATCGGTGGGATCGAACGGACTGATCTGGTTGATCGCCTGGCGCACGCCGACGTCGACGGCCTTGTCGACCGTCGTGCAGTGCCGCGTGAACCAGGTGCGCGCGTACGTGAGCGCGTCCGCGATGACGTTGCGGCGATAGCCGACGAGCTTCTGTTCGACGCCGGCGCGAATGCGCTCGAACGGGTCGACGCGATCGACCGTGATGATTTGCTTCGTCACGAAGTTGGCGTAGACGACGCTCATGATTTCCTCCGTTTACGATGGGGCTTGGCCACGACGACGAGCGCGCGATGGCGGGGAATCTGGAAGGCACGCTCGACGATCTTGTCGCGCACGCGCAGGCCGATCGCCTGGCGCCGCAGCAGCTCTTCCTGATCGACGCCGAGGCGCTCGTGGTATTGCGCGAGACGCTGCTCCGGTGTCGGCGGAGTCGTCCGTTTCCAGCGGCCTGGCGCGGCGCTCACTGGCCACCTCGCAGCGCGACGACGCGCGGGACCGGCTGGCGATGGATGCGGAAGACGAACGACAGCTGGCGGCCCAGGTCGCTACCGATCTTGTAGATCTCGTCGCCGTAGGCTTCACGCCATTCGCTCCAGCCGACGGGGAGCGTCATGGACAGGGTCGTGCGCCCGGCGCCAGTCGAGAGCGCCACGGGCGCCGACTTCACGAACATCTGCGCCTTCGCCGAGCAACGCGACGCGATTGCCGCGCGAAGTTCCGCCGCGCGTGCTTCGTGGTCGACGAAGTCGTCGGCCGTGCCATTGAATGCTACAGCGGGCATCATGCGCTGGGCTCCGGTTCGAGGACCAAGCCGGCGAATCGCGCAGCGATCGGCGCGACCTTCGCGAATTTCTCGTAGGCGACCTGCATGGCTTGGATGGCCGACGTCAGTTCGGCTCGGAAGTCGTGCCCTTCGGCGATGGGATAGTCGCTACCGATAGCGGGCGCGGCGAACTTGTCGCGATCGCAGTATTTCGCCTTGTTCGCGACTTTCTTCAGCTCATCAATGGTCACGATGCAGACGAGCGCATCGGTAGCGCCGTAGCCCTCTCCGACCTTGGACTGTCCGATGATTTTCATGCCGCTTGCTCCAATTCGGGAGCCGCGTCGTCAGCGATCTGGTCGACGCGCTTCGCGGCAAAGCAATCGATCAGGTCTTGCGCCTTCAGCGCACGCACATCCGCGTTGCTATCGGCGCCGTACACCACATGCGTCAGCGCGCCGAGCGCGTCGATCTGCTCGTCTTTCGAGAGATCGGCAAGCATCTGCGCGGGATCTTCGCGCCAGCACTGCACGAGTGCGTCGATCGCGGCGACGCGCTGGTCGTGGCGGCGGCTCATGCCGCACCAGCCTTCGCGAGCGCGGCGAGCGCAACGCGGCGACGCCTACGATTGGCTTCGGCGTTGTCTTCGTTGCCCGGACGGACGGCGGCGATTTCGCGCAACGCCGCGACCAGATCGTCATGCGCGTTGCAAGCGCGGACGATGAAGGCGGCGTTGTCTTCCGGTTTCCCTCGGCCGTTCCAATCGGCGTCGTTCCAGATCCGGCAGACCTTCAGGCCGTCGGCATCGAGAATGGAACCCCATGCGAAGCACGCGTTGGGGCCGAGGTTGTCGTCGCCTTCAGCGGCGGAGTAGGGCGTCGGCGAGTGCAGGGCGGTCATGGCACCAGCCTCCGCATCCAGTCGGCGCCGTGTGCGGCGACCTCGAGCACGATGAACAGGCCGGCCGCGAACAGCGCCATTGCCAGGACGGTTTCCCGTAGCGGAGGCGTCGTGCGCGGCGACTCAGCCAGCGTCCGCACCCATTCGTCGCGTGCCGCGCGCAGATCGGTGCGGAGCGAGCGCTGCCGCAGCGTGCGCGATCCGCGCGGCTCGCGACGACGATTCGCGAGGATCTGCGCGTAGTACTGCTCGTCCTCTGCGAGCATTTCCGGCGGCGTGAACCAGTCGACTGGCTGGAACGGGGCCGGCGCGCAGCGGCGTTCGACCGTCGGAAGCTCGGCAACGTGGAGCGTGTCGTCGAGGTTCATGGCTGCGCGCCCGCGCAAGCCAGCACGACGGTCGCCGAACCCTGCTCCAGCGCGTGGCTGACCAGAATGCAGTCGTGGTAGACGATGTCCTGCGGATCGTCGGACATCAGCGTCACGGTCCACGGCCTGTCGCTGACATTGATCAGCGGCGGCGCGAACTTCGAACGCAGCGGCGACAGCCGATTCACGACAATGGGCGCGCTGCAGCTGTTCGCCAGCAGGCCGTTATCCATCGAGACAGACGCTGGCCATTCGCGCAGCAAGTTGATGCTGCAGCTGTAGGCCAGCTCGCCGCCCGGCTGGTCGATGAAGATCAAGTCGGCGCCGTCGGCGCGCGCGACGTCCGCGACGCAGACGCCGATCGTTGCCAGCATCAGCGCGATGACGAGGTTGCGGGCGTTCATGCCGCACCATCCTGGCTGGCTGCCGGCACGACGACGAGAGCGCCGTCGACAGTAAGTCCCGGCTCACCGCCGGTCGCGACGCAAAGCTCTTCCTGGAAGCGCAGCGCGTCTTCCTGCCAACTCTCGGCCGACTTCTCGGCCCAGTAGAGCTCGACGCGCAACTGCTCGTTTTCAACGGCCAAGCGCGAGCACTCGGCGCGAAGCTGATCGAGCGCCATCGCATCGAGGCGGCGAGCAATTGCCTGAAGGGCAGGAGCGCGTCGAGGGCGCTGCTCGCCGGCGGGCAGGGCCGGGCTTACATCAACCGCAGAAGCAAAGCACATGTTCCCTCTCCACCGGCTCGCGGGTGCGGCCGACGGAGAGACGATAGCGATGCTATTGCTTCATGTCAATAGCAACGCTATCGCATTCGAGGTTCTCTATTTCGGTTACCTCTGCTCGAGGCTGGCAACCGCTGTCTTGCCGCTTCCGATGAAACACACGCCATCGGAGCGAACGAGCGCGCCGGCTCGATTCTGGCTGTCCACGGCGGTGAAGATCGCTTTGAACGGCGTTTGAGCGAATGCTCCACGCGCGGCGTTCAGATTGTTGATCTGTCCCTCGATCTTTTCGGCAAGCGCCCTGGACTGCGCCGCAAGCGTCATTGCCTTCACACGAGTATTCGAATCGTCCGCCTTCTCGAGGACGCCCAATTGCTTCTGCTGGCCAGCGAGTTGGTTTTTCTGGGCAAAGAGCGTGTCGATCGCCGTACTGAAGTACTTCTGAGCCTCGTCCTCGCTGAGGATCTTGGCGTCAGTGAACTTCGCGGTCGCTGGGGCCACGAGCGTCGATGAAATGGCTTCGTGACATTGAGCGTAGAGTCCCGGGCCGCGCGAAAAGTACGCGTACGCGCCGATCGCTGCAGCGATCACAACAACACCGACGGCAACCGTCGTCGCTTTCTTCATGTGTACTCTCCCCAGAAAAGTCTTGCCGTTCCATCTCGAACGGCGCCGATCTTACATATCGTCGTGGATGGCGCGGTCGCGCGCCTGTAGGACTTCCCGCGCGGCGGCGTCGCTGTACATCGTCACCTTGCTCTTGGACATGTCGCGATCTCGCTCAAGCACCAGGATGTTCCAGCCGTGGAAGTGCCAACTGTAGACGCCAACTTCGAGGTTGGCGCCTGCCAGGTTTTTCGCGTGGCCCTTGGTCCGCCCGGCCGGTTTGCCGAACTTGGACGTAAGTCCGTCGAGCACGTCGCCGAACCGCGTGGCATCGAGGTTCTCGGCCGCGATCACCTGCACGCGCTCGTCGCGGTCGAACTCGACGCGAATGATGGCGTCGACGCCCGCCAGGGTGGTGATCCACGCGCACTTGAGCCGGTCAGTCTCAGACGAGCAGCTCACCTTCGGGTCGGCCATCACTTCGTCCCGCGTTTCGCCGAGCCGAATGCCTTTCAGCTCGGGGGCTACGTCTTTCGCGGGTCCTGGCGCGGCAGTCGACGGAACGGCGGCGACAGCGAGGAACAGTGCCAAGACGCATCGCATGTGATCAGAAAGGGCATTCATCGTCGGTCCCGAAAAGGCTCCAATCCAACGGCGCGCAGCCGCGCTGCTCGATCTTGATAGCGGTCTCATCCGCTACGCGGTCGGCGTCGTGGTCGAACATGGTGCGTCTGGCCGATTCGTGCTCGTCGAGAGAGGCAACCAGGCCGGCATCCTCAAACGAAATCCCCTCGACGATACAGCGTCGCGCTCGCTCCATCAGCGCGTGCAGCTTCACGATCTCCTCATCATCCAGCGACCAGAGCGAGATTGCCTTGAACGCGCACTGGTCAACGAGCCAGCGCAGGCGGTACCCGTCGCGCAGATAGATGATCCGCCGAATGTGATTCTCACGCTCGAAATGATCCAGCAGATTCGTCTTTGCCGGCGTCACGACACGCAGTTTCGGTCGGATCGTTCTGCCGCCCCCAGATCGCGCATGCAGGATCCGCGCGAGCTCGCTTGCTTCTTCCTTTGTCAGTGCCATACCCAGTCGCTCTCTCCAGTCGGTAGCGACGTCAGACCCCATCCCTCTTTCTCGACAACGCCAATTCGTAGGCGTCGGCCAGCTTCGCCGCGGTGATCTTCGTGCGGCTGCTCGCTGCTTCGGTGAGGGCGATCTGAACCGCCTCGAACAGAATCTCCTTGTCCGGTCGCGCGGGTTGAGACGGGGCAGAAAGTGGCGCTGCAACGAGCTTTGCCTTCGAGTCCCCAGAAACCTTGAAGGCTGGAATGTCCGCCAGGATTTCGGCGTATTCCCCACTGATCTCTTCCGGCCTTCGACGTAAGACGAGCGCTACGCTCCTCGCTCGCTTCCATGGGAGCGGCCGACGACCGCTCCGCCACTGGTACAACTCGCTTGGCGCCACGCCGAGCCTCTGTGCGAGATCCTCGAAGGATTTCACCTCAGAAGGTACGAGAGCCTGCGCCGCCGCGTCGATCGCGAGCGCGTACATGTCGCGAGCAGGGAGGGGCGCTTTCTTAGCCATCGCAAAGCAATGCTATTGATCCTCGCATGCCGTGTCGCGTAGCAGTGCTATTGCTGCTCGTCGATAGCAATGCTATCGTTCCTCTATGGATACGACCGTCATCTCCAAAGCAGTCGAACAGGCGGGCGGCCAGACCGCGCTTGCCGCCGCAATCGGCGTCAGCCAGCAAATGGTTTGGCAGTGGGTGAACGGCCGTCGGCCTGTCCCTGCCAAATACTGCATCGCCATCGAGCAGACGCCAGGCGTCACCCAAACTCGATACGACCTCCGCCCCGACGTCTTCGGCGCGTCGCCAGACGCGAAGGCGGCGTGACGTGCGCGGGGCAGGGGAGGTCAGCGATCGCTTCGAGGTCAGTGCTTCGGACCTGGCGGCGCTTGAGGCGCGGAGCTTTCCACTACGCGAGCCGCGCGTTCCAACGCTTGTGCCAGCTCGCGAAGTTGCATTGGTGTCAGCGCGAAGTTGGGCGAGGCATGAGCTTGCGCTAACGACTCCATCGGGCTCGCGAGGTACTGCAGTGTGACGAGCGCGATCCCCAGCGGCGCGACGGCCCTGATTTCCCAGCCGGCCACAGGCGCGGCCTGTATTTCCTGTTCGTTCATCGCGGTCTCCGGAGTGAATTGTGGACGTTAGACACCCACAGGATACGACGGCGGCCGCGACCTCATTCGCGCCTGTTACCTCCCCAGGCGGGCGCGAATCGCCGGCCGGCGAATCTCTCCAGGACGCCGGCCGGCACCTCTCCTCTCCGTGCGTTTCACTCCCCGCACGGAGCCTTCCTGCGGTGTCGGTGCGATACGCCGCGCCGTGGGTCTTTTCTTCGTTCGATTCCATGCCGAGCATTTTTTTGCCCGGCCTTGATAACGCCTGATAACGATCCTTTCCGGGACTTTCCATGCAGCAACTTTCCCTGTCCTTCGAACCCGGCCTGGCCCAGCGATACCGCAACCAGCGCGAGTGCTTCGCGGCGTGCGTCTATCAGCGTGGGCTGGGCCGGGTGGCGTCTGCAATCGACGTTGCGCCGTCCAACCTGAGCCAGATGCTCAGCGGCGAACGCAACCTGGATCCGGACCTGATCGAGAAGTACATGGCCGAGTTCAAGGACACGACGCCGGCGCTGTACTGGGCCGCGAAGCACCTCCAGGACGCCTCGACGATCCGTCAGCAGGCGATGGCCGCCATCCCCGGAATCGTCGACCAGCTGCAGCGACTGATGCAGGTGGCGGCATGAAGGCCCTAATCCTCACCTCGACCGAATGGTCAGCCATCGCATGCGCGCTGATCGCCTTCATGGCGTTGCCGAGCGTGCGCCGATGAACGAACCGCACCGCCAGCGCTACCTGCAGCACCTGCGCGACGCGATCGACAACGCTAGCCGTCCGCACTCCGACGAGGAGATCGAGGCCGCGCGCCTGATGCTCGAACAGGCGAAATCGATCGGACGACGTTTCGCGTCGACGCCCGTAGAACAGCCGCAGCTCGACCTGAGAACCGCCGCCTGACATGCGCGATTACGCGAAGATCGTGCCGACCTTCTGGACCGGCGCAACGGGGAAAGATATCCGTCGCGCCGGAGCGGAGGCGGTTGTCGTGGCGCTCTACCTGATGAGCTCTCCGGGCTCGAACATGCTCGGGCTGTACTACCAGCCCGTGCTCTACATGGCGCACGAAACCGGGTTGGGCTTGGAAGGGGCTTCGAAGGGGCTTCAAGGGTGCATCAAGGCAGGTTTCTGTAAGTACGACGAGATGACGGAAATCGTGTGGGTGCGCGAGATGGCTGCGTACCAGATCGCCCGTGAATTGAAGGCTTCGGACAACCGCTGCGCCGGTATTCAGAAGGACTACGACGGTCTGCCGGATAACCCGTTCCTGGGTGACTTCTTCGACCACTACCGCGCCCGCTTTCATCTGTCGAATAGGAGGGGTGGCAAAGCCCCTCCGAAGCCCCTTCTAAGCCAGGAACAGGAACAGGAACAGGAACAGGAGCAAGAACAGGATCAGGAATCTAAATCCTCACTTCGTTCGGATTCGTCGCCGCCTTCGGCCGGCGACCCGAAGGCCGGTGATCCGAAACTGGAATTGACACCTCCGCCTGCTCCTGTCGACCTGAGCGCCTCGAAGGCCGAACGCCTGCGCCAGGTCACCGCAGACGCGATCGAGGCCTACAACGCGACGCTCGGGAAGCCCAGTGGGCTGCTGCCGAAAGTTTCGAAAGTCGGCGTCGAGAAGCGCCAGGCGCAGGTGAAGCGCTGCCTGCGCAGTGCTCGGCAGATCTGCGAGCAGCTGTACGGCACGACGACGATCACTCGCCGTTTCTGGGATGCCTATTTCGCCGAGTGCGAGAAGGACGACTTTCGCAGCGGCCGCACGCCGGCGGGGCGCGGACACGAAAACTGGACGCCCGATTTCGAATACCTCACGCGCGAAGACGTGATGCTGAAGGTGTTCGACAAGGCGGCGTCGGAGGCAGCGGCATGACGCAGATCGCGAAGGCGCCGAACTGCGCGCATTGCACGAGACCGGCGATGCTGGTCACCGGCCGCGAGGTCTATCCGCGCCGGGCCGACCTGCATGCAAAGCGTTTCTGGAAGTGCGTGCCGTGCAACGCGTGGGTTGGCGTGCACAGGGACTCGCGCAACTTCGCGCCGCTCGGCTCGCCGGCCAACGAGGCGTTGCGGCGCATGCGTCGAGAATGCCACGAAGCCTTCGATGTCCTCTGGACAACCGGGCGCATGAGTCGCAACGAAGCGTACGCATGGCTGGCGAGGACGCTTCGCATCGAGCCGAAGCACTGCCATTTCGCGCACTTCCGATTCGATCGTGCGCGTCAGGCGATCGAGGCGATCGAGCGCCGCCGCGGCATGACGCGCGAGCAGGCAGCGCACGAGGATCGCGTGCTCGCCGAAGCCGAAGCGCATGACCGCGCCAAGGGAGCGGGAGCCGCGTGACCGCCGAATACCAGACATTCCTCGAGAGCAAAATCGCCGTCGCGTCGCGGTGCGGATTCGACATCGAGCTCTCAGAGATCAATCCGATTCTCAAACCGCAGCAGGCCGTGATCGTCCAATGGATGGTCGCTGGCGGCCGCCGCGCATGCTTCGCGGCGTTCGGGCTCGGCAAGAGCGTGATGCAGATCGAGGCGGTCAGGATCACCCGCGCCCGCGCCGGCGGCGCCGGCCTGATCGTCGCGCCCCTGGGCGTGCGCCAGGAATTCATGCGCGATGCCGCGATGCTCGGCGTGCCGATCACCTTCATCCGCAGCGCGGAAGAGGTCGTTGATCCCGAGGGCATCTACCTCACGAACTACGAGAGCGTGCGCGAAGGGAAGATCGACCCGCTGGTTTTCAGCGTGGCCAGCTTGGATGAAGCCGACTGCCTGCGCGGTTTCGGCGGAACCAAGACCTTCCGCGAGTTCATGCGGCTGTTCGCCGGTGACGATCGCGCCGCGGGCGTGCGCACCGGTGGCGTCCCGTATCGGTACGTCGCGACGGCGACGCCCGATCCGAACGAGCACATCGAGCTGCTGGCCTATGCCGCGTACCTCGACGTCATGGATGTTGGCCAGGCGAAGACCCGATTCTTCAAACGCAACAGCGAGAAGGCCGATCAGCTGACGATCCACGCGCACAAGGAGGAAGAGTTCTGGCTCTGGGTGGCCTCCTGGGCGCTGTTCGTGCAACGGCCGTCCGACCTTGGCGAAGAGTTCAGCGACGAGGGATATGCGCTGCCGCCGCTGGACGTACGCTGGCACGAGGTCCCTACGGACCATCGCGACGCCGGCGCCGAGAAGGACGGGCAGGGCAAGCTCTTTCGGAATGCCGCCATCGGTGTACAGAACGCGGCGAAGGAAAAACGGGAGAGTCTGGGTGCGCGGGTCGCAAAGCTACTCGAACTGCGTGCGGAGGATCCTGGCGCTCACCGGATCATCTGGCACGACCTCGAGGCAGAGCGCCACGCGATCGAGGCGGCGATCCCAAGCGTGCGCAGTGTCTTCGGCAACCAGCCGCTGGACGCTCGCGAGCAGACCATCATCGATTTCTCCGACGGCCGCATCGCCGAGCTGGCCGCCAAACCCGTGCTCGCCGGCAGCGGTTGCAACTTCCAGCGTCATTGCGCGCACGCGATCTTCCTCGGCATCGGGTTCAAGTTCCGCGATTTCATCCAGTCGATCCATCGGATTCAGCGCTTCCTGCAGACGCGTCCGGTGCGCATCGATCTGATCTACACCGAGGCCGAGCGTGATATTCGCCGGCAGCTCGAACGCAAGTGGGAACAGCACAGGCAGCAGGTGGAAAAGATGACCGCGATCATTCGCGAGTTCGGACTGGCGCACGCGTCGATGGCGAGCCTGCTCGCACGTTCGCTCGGCGTGCAGCGCGTCGAAGCACGCGGCGGCAACTATGTCGTGGTGAACAACGATTGCGTCGACGAGACCGCGGCGATGGACTCCGACTCCGTCGATCTGGTCGTCACCAGCGTGCCGTTCTCGCACCAGTACGAGTACTCGCCGTCCTACAACGACTTCGGCCACACAGATGACAACGCGCATTTCTGGCGGCAGATGGATTTCCTGACGCCGAATCTGCTGCGCGTGCTGAAGCCGGGCCGCGTCGCTGCGATCCACGTAAAGGACCGAATAACGCCCGGCGGCATCAATGGCTTCGGGTTCCAGACGGTGCAGCCGTTTTCCGACGAGTGCGTTGCGCACTTCCAGAAGCACGGGTTCGCGTTCCTCGCGCGCAAGACGATCGTGACCGACGTCGTCCGGGAGAACAACCAGACCTATCGTCTTGGTTGGACCGAGCAGTGCAAGGATGGCTCGCGCATGGGCGCCGGCATGCCCGAGTACGTGCTGCTCTTCCGCAAGCCGCCGACCGACCGGAGCAACGGCTACGCCGACGAGCCGGTGAAGAAGGACAAGGCGGTTTACACGCGCGCGCGATGGCAGTACGACGCGCATGGCTTTGCCCGTTCTAGCGGCGACCGACCGCTGCGGCCCGAGGAGCTCGAAGGCCTCGACCAAGCGACCATCTTCAAGATGTTCCGGAAGCACTCGCTGGAGAACGTCTACGACTTCCGGCACGACGTGCGCATCGCGGACGCGGTCGACGAGACCGGCTGGCTCCCGACCACGTTCATGCTCCTGCAGCCGCAGAGCTGGCATCCGGACGTGTGGACCGACATCACGCGCATGCGAACGCTCAACGGCGCGCAGGCGGCGAAGGGCAAGGAAATGCACCTGTGCCCGCTGCAGTTTGACATCGTCGACCGTGTCATCGAACAGTTCTCGATGCCGGGCGAGACGATCTTCGATCCGTTCGGCGGCCTGATGACCGTGCCGTACTGCGCGATCAAGCTCGGCCGGCGCGGCGTCGGCGTCGAGTTGAACAACCGGTACTTCCTGGACGGCGCTGCGTACTGCGCCGCGGCCGAGCGCGACATGTCCATGCCCGGCCTGTTCGACGCGATCGAACTGGAGCAGGCTGCTTGAGCTCGAAGCGCACCAATAGCGCGTTGCGCGAGCCGCCATACGCGAATGAAGCGGAGCAGGCCGTGCTCGGCGGGCTCATGCTGAGCGACAGCGCGTTGCTGCAGGTCTCGGACTGGCTTTCGGAGGACCATTTTTATCGCCGGTCGCACCGCGTGATCTACCGCGCGATCTGCGACTTGGCGACGAAAGGACAGCCGCACGACGCCGTCACGCTCGGCGAATGGTTCCACGCACAGGGCGTTTCCGAGGATGTCGGCGGTGCGAGCTATGTGATCGAGCTCGCGAACTCGACGCCGAGCGCGGCGAACGTTGCCGCCTACGGAGAGATCGTGCGCGAGAAGGCGCGCCTGCGCGAACTGATCGATGCGGGCACCGCGCTCGCCGGCGCCGCCTTCGCGCCGGGCGCGTCCGCTTCGCTGATCGCAGCCGACGCGCTGCTCAAATTGTCGGCCATGAGCGGCGAGACGAGGCTCGGCGGCCTGAAGCCGTCGCGCGGGTCAGTGCAGGCCTGGTGGGCCGACTTGCAGCGACGATACGACGCCGAGGAGGAGATGAGCGGGCTGCCATCTCCATGGCCTTGCCTGGACGCGATCACGCTCGGCTGGCAGGACGGGGACCTGATCATCCTGGCCGGTCGACCGAGCATGGGTAAATCGTTGCTGGGGTTCCAGGCAGCGATGCACAACGCCACGGCGAACCGCCGCACCGACATCTTCAGCCTTGAGATGAGCGAGAAGCAGGTCGTGCAGCGCGGCGTTGCCGCCCTGGCCAGGATTCGCCATCGCGCGCTGCAGGATCCGCGGCTGCTGGAGCGCGACGACTGGGATCAGCTCATGGCAGCCCAGAGCCGGATCGCCAACGCGCCGCTGTACATCGATGACCAACCGGGACTCACGGCTCTGCAGATATGCGCGCGCGCGCGGCGCCAGCATCTGCGATCGCCAACGCGGCTTATCGTGATCGACCACCTCCACGAGGTAAAGCGACAGGGCCGCGACCTGGTGAACGAAATCGGCGAAGACGCGCGCCAGTTTAAGCGGCTCGCGAAAGAACTCAACGTCCCGGTCATCTTGCTGTGCCAGCTGAGCCGCGCGAACGCGATGCGCAGCGATCACCGTCCGAACCTCGGCGATTTGCGGGCGTCCGGCTCGATCGAAGAAATCGCCGATGTCGTGCTCTTCATTCACCGCGAGGACTACTACAACAGGGACACACACCTGAAGGGCGTCATCGAGCTGATCCTCGGCAAGGGCCGCGACCTCCCGATTGGCGAAACGGCGTATCTCGAGAACGTCTATTCGGAAATGCGCGCCGTTGAATGGCAGGGCCCGCTGCCGAAGCCGACGATCGACGAAAAGAAGGGTAAGAAAGCCGATCGCGGGCTGGCTGCCGAACTGAAGGAATTGACCGAAAAGGCGAAGGCCGCCTGATGAGCAAGGCCGCCGCCACGCAAAAACCAAAGAGGCCGCGCCGCCCGGTGTACTTCCGCGTCGAGCGCCTCGTGCGCATCGAGACCGGCGAAGAGGTCGGCGCGCTAGTGCCGCTGACCAAGTGGGATGCGCGCGCAATGCGAGACCGGAAGTACTCGACCGGCTCGGAGCTGCGCGCCGAGCTGAAGAAGCGCCGCAATGTGAAGTTCCACCGGCTCGCGCACGCGATCGGCGCGCTCGCTGTCGAGCAGCTCCCCGACTTCCACAACCTGTCCGCGCACGACGCGATCAAGCGCCTGCAGCGCGAATGCGGCGCCTGCTGCGAAGAGATGCAGATGGATCTCGGGCCGGTCGTCGGCACCGTCGCGGTCAAGGTGCCGCGATCGATCGCCTTCGACGAAATGGACGAGTCCGAGTTCCAGCAGCTGGTCGGGTCGATCTATCGGCACCTCGCAGCCAAATACTGGCCGGACATGGACGAGGAAGCTGTCGAGGAGTTGGTCTTGATGTACGAGAGCAACGGCCAATGAGCCACGTACCGTACCCGATGCCATCGGCGCCGCCGCCGCACCGCATCGATATCAGCAATATCGGCTCGCCGGCGCCGACCTATCTGCGCGCGATCGCGCCGGGGCAGTTTGATCCCGTCGACCAGTCGGCCGAAGTAAATGAATGGCTGCGCCGCGCGCTGCGCGCCGAGGACGTGCCGGTCGTGCCGCAATCCGAGGGCCGGTTCTCATCCGAACCGCGCCGGCCGTTCTCCGAACGCTGCCCGCGCACCGCGGACACATTGACCTGGATCGCGGTGGCCGCACGCGTGCTCTATCGCGAGCTGTACGGGCCGGCACACCTTCGGAGGTATCTGTGAAGCAGAAGCCCTGGAGCGAGACCGAGATCGCGACGGTCGCATCAGCATGGCTCGCCGAGCGCGGATTTGACTGCTATCCCGAGGCGCAGTTCCGCGCCTACAGCGCGCGAGCCGACATCGCAGGCGTGCAAGGTAAGCGCCTCGGCATCGTGGAAGCGAAGATATCCGGCACGATCGCTGTGCTCGACCAGGCAGCGCGCTGGCTAGGCAAGGCGCATTTCGTCTGGATCGCCACGCCCACGTACGGCGATACGTTCGGCTGGGCATGTCGGACGCGCGGAATCGGCATCATCGGGATTCGCCGCGAGCATTGGCCCGACGGCCCCGCGTGTATCGACGACCGCAACTCGGTCCCTGCGCCGCTCCATCGTTTCGCGCACGCCGAGGCGCAAACGCTAATCGCGCAGCTGCATCCCGACATGAAGCGCGCTGTCGCGGGTAGCGCGTCCGGCCGGTCCTACTACTCTACGCCGTTCTCTCGAACGATCGAAGCCGCGAAGGCGCACGTTGCGGCAAACCCGGGCTGCACGATGCACCAGGTCGTGCAGGCGATCACGCATCACTACGCGCACGACGCCAGCGCGCGCGGCGCACTCGCAAACTGGGTCGATCGGTTCGCGCGCCGCGCTGACGATGGACGTCTCTATCCGCTCGACAAGGCGGCCGCATGAGCGCCGCCGGCGTGAAGCGCCACAAGGACCGGGTCTTCCGGCTCGGCTGCTGCATCTGCCGACTGCTCGGCCACGAGCCGACGCCACCCCACCTGCACCACGTGCGCGAAGGACAGGGCATGAGCCAGCGAGCGAGCGACATGCTGGTCATCCCGCTTTGCCCCGAGCACCACCAGGGCGCTACCGGCATTCATGGCCTCGGCACGCGCGAATTCGAACGCCGCTACAAAACCACGGAACTCGACCTCCTGGCCGAAACATTGGAGCTTCTCGCGTGAGCCAACCGAAAGACCTTCCGATGAATTGTGCGCCGCTATCCGAATTCATGGATGCGGAGGAATTGGCCGCGCGCCACCTGCTGAAGCTTTCGATGGGTTTCGACGCGGTTGAGCAGCCATATTTCTGGGAATGCATGGTCGCCCGGATCGTCGACGGCGTCGTGACACCGCAAAAAGCCGGCTGGGATGTGACAGCCGGCAATGGGCTTCGTATCGAGGTGAAGTTCTCAAAGGCCTTTCGCTCGGTGCTGACGCCCAGGCCTGGCACGAAGCTAGTGCGGCACGTCTTCAAATGGGCTGCGATCAAACGGCCTGAATCCGACGCCATTGTGATGATCGGGTTGGATACGGGCGACGTCGTTTGTACATGGGCTTTCCTACCGAGCGAAATCACAGGTGCTTCGACAACGCTGACGGTCACCACGCCGAGCAGCTTGGTCGGCACCAGTCGCGTGGAAGCCGCAGAAGTACCCCCGCGCGATCTGCTCGCGGCTGTCACCAGGATGTGCCGGCAGAGCTCGGCTCGCTCGACCCTCGACCTATTTGGAGACAAGGCGGCATGACGTACCGGCTCGTTCTAGGAATCGATCCCGGCATCACGGGAGCGATCGCGCTCCTCGCCGATGGCGAGTTCGTCGACTTCATCGACATTCCGAGCGTTCCGCGCCGAACAAAGGGAAACGAGATCAGCGGCCGCGTGCTCAGTGAGCGGCTCGACGAAGAGCTCGCGAAGCATCCCGGCGCCTATTGCATCGGTGTGATCGAGCGCATCGGCATTCGACCGAAACAGAGCGCCTCCGCGACGTCCAACTTCGGCGAGACCTACGGCGTGCTGAAAGGGATTCTGGCGCACGCGCGAATCGACTTCATTGTCGTGCAATCCAGCCAATGGAAACGCGACCTGAATCTGCTGGCGCCGAAAGACGAGGAGGTCGACAAGAATGCCTCGCGCATCGCGGCGATCAGCAAGTTCCCGATCGCGGCTGACAAGCTGAAGCGCGTCAAAGACCACAACCGCGCCGATGCTCTCTTGATCGCGCACTGGGCGCAGCAGACTGGCCAGATCCCGGAGCACTGAAATGGCGATCCGATTCGATCATCCCTTGCGCTGCGTCGGCGAGATCGCAGTGAAGCCCGTTGCCGCGCAGCACCCGCATGTTCGAGAGGCGGCCGCGTGCGCCAGCGTGCTCGTCAGCAGCGAGCAGTCGGGCGTCATCGGCACGGAGAACACGGCAGCGTGCGAGCTGTATGGCTGGCGGCCGAATATCGGTCCCCACGTCGACAACACGGGATTCGTCTACCTGGCGCCGATCCGAGTCGGCCGATCGTCCGTCCGGATTCACGGGGTCACGTTGAACATTCGGATCGGCGGGGTATATCGCCTCAACGACTGGGTTCGGCACTGGACGCGTGATTCTGAGCTCGTCGTCGCGCTGTTCGTGGGGTCTTTCGAAAAGCCATGCGATGCGCGTGCGATATCGATCCTGCAGCAGGGCGCTTTCGACCTGGCGCATAAGTGGCACTCTGCGCCGCGCAGCCGGCCAGGCTTCCGAGTTCCACTCGAACGCGAGGTCTGGGCAGATACCAATGGCGGGCCCGAACTTCTGCCGCTGGACGATGCGCGCCGGCGCGGCCTCATGATCGCGCGGTGCGGGAAATGCAGTCGCTACGCCGCGAAGCTCGACCCGCATTTCCCGTACATGGTCGACCTCAATCTCTGCAATCTGCACTGGAGGGCCGATGCAAACCAGGACATCCAGGCGGCATGACGTGGGAATCCGACTGCCCGAAAGACGCGGACGGCGGTTGGTTTGGCCTGCAGATCAGCATTCGCGTGGCGCCGCGCGATTGGCCCGCAGCCTTGGAGCGTGTGCCGGTCGAGCACCGACCGCGCGCCGAGGCGTACCTGCGCGGGGTTGCGGCAAGGCTGAAAGCGAGGCGCCATGCGCAGCGATCCGCTGACTGACCCGGAACACCGCGTCGACCGCGGCATGCGGAAGCGGATCGTCGCCGAGATCACCCGGCGCGGCGGTTGCGCGTGCTGCGTGCACCGCGTCGACGCATGGGGAAAATCGACGTGCCCGCAGGCTAGCCGGACCTGGCCGCTCTGCATGCATACGCCAGGGATGGCCTTCGAACTCGATGAACGAACACTGGAGAAAGCCGCATGACCAACGTCCGCAAACTCGTGGCAAGGCTCAATGCCTCGACGCAACAATTCAGCATGGGTCGCGGCGGCATCCCGGAGCTGACGCCGCAAGACATCGCCGCCGCGATCGGAATGGTGCAGGACGAGCTGGCCCGCGAAGTGTTCTGCGCAGTCTGGTGGCCGGACGGCGCTCGGCTGAATGCCAGAGGTCTCGACCAACTGCTCGCCCGAGTCCAGTTCGCAGAGTGGCGTCGCCGCATGGAGAAGTTGCTCGACGCTCAGTTGTTGGTCGCGGCAGCGAAGTCGCAGCGCAACGCCGAAGCCGAGCGGCGCGGCGCAGCCGATCTGATGGACGCGACTGCGCAGATGTGGCCTGCACTCGTTCAAGAGGCTTACGGACTTGTACGTTGGGCGGTGCTCGACGAACTGCGATCGCCTGAGCCCTGCGAGGTTTGCGGCGGTGTCGGCGATTTCGTGCATTTCGGCAGAGAGAAACCTTGCAGCGAATGCGGCGGCGGCGGCCGCATTGCGCGCAGTAGCCGGAAGCGAGCAGCGTCTATCGAGCGCGACGAGGCTGCCTACCGGCGCACGTGGCGAGGTGTATACGAATGGACGCTGCGGCGTGCGCAGGATGCGGAGCAGGACGGCGGCGCGGAATTGGCCAGAAGGCTGGCCGCATAGGGCTCGGTCGGCGGAGCCGACGTACCATCGTCCGGCCAACCAGTTTGCACCTTTCGGGGAGATCGTCTGGCATGCACTACATTTTCGCACTGACCATCTTTTTCGGGTTCCTTTCAGCGGTCCTGTGGCTGGCCGCAGCAATATCGGACGTTGACCATGGCGCCTACTGGGACGGCCCACCGCCGCATGTTCGCGAACAGCTCCGACGACAGAAGTGGCTGAATGGCCTCGCCGCGGGAACTACGGGCATCAGCGTGCTGCTGCAGGCAATTGGAAATTGGATCAGTAGCTGACGAACACGATGTGCGGACTTGCTTCGTCCGCACTTTTCTCCATACCCTACGCGCGCCCAGAGTTACCACCGAAGCCCGCCGACTTGCGTCGAGCGGGCTTTTTTGCGGGCTTTAGTCAGCACCCAGTTCCTTAGCTACTGCGTCCAGTAGCGCCTTCTGAGTGGCGACGGCGACTGCTTCCTGATTGAAAAGCTCCTCGTGCTTGTGTCCTTCGATTAGGACGAGGAAGCCCCATGTGTTGGCCCGGTTCGGGATTTTCACGACGGGGCCGACCATTGAAACGCGTTTCGGGTTTACGAACCACCCGCCATTTCCAATTTGAAGCATGAGAGATCTCCTGTTTTTGTGCGGCCGTAGCGGGCAGATCCGCTCGGAATCGCGCAGACCATTTTATGGCCGATGCCGTCAGCCGCGCTTACGCGAACACGATTTCACTGACTTGAGCTAGGCCACCTATGACGATCCGCGAGGCAGCGAACGCGCACGGGAAGGGCGTGCTGCTCGGCCTCGTGATACCCGCGTTCGTGTTCTTCGGATCGGCGCTACGTGGGATGTACGACGACAGCGTTGCTGGAAAGCAGCGGACATCGGACCAGGCAGAACTTCGCGCGCAGCTCATCGCGTGCCGCAACCGGGAGCTCGACGACGTGAAAGCGCGACTGCTGCACATGGAGCACCCCGCGCAATGACGATCGGCGGCGAGATCATCCTCGGGTGCGTGCTGCTCGTGCTGGCGATGCAGATCGTCCAGCTGATCCGGAGCAATCGCACCGAGGGCCGATACACGAAGCTCGAGTCGCGCGTTACGAAGATCGAGAAGCAACTGGCCGCTGGCGAAATTGATCGCGGAACGCTGGTCGCTTTCCGGGCAGAGGTCGCGGACAAGATCGCCAAGGCGCTTGACCCGTTGCACGAGCACCTGGGCAAGCAGGATCGGCTTCTCGCCGAGATCAAGGCCGCTGTGGTGAGCAGGAACGAGGCGCGGCACCAGCGCATCTCGGGATGACGCGTCTGGAAACCCTGCTCGGCAGTATCCGCGGCGCTCGCACTGCGATTCAGCTCGATCGGACTGCATCGGATCGGGAACGGGCGAATGCGCGGCTGTTCGCGGAGATAGAGCGGGTGCTGGCGCAACCGCACCTATACGACATGGATGCGATGACCGCGATCCATGATGTCTTGAAGTCGCAAGGGAGGTCGACGCTCGCGACGGGGACCACGTACTGGACCGCCGACCGCGAGCTGCATGACCGCGGCATCGCGAAGCTGTTCGAAATCTATCCGGTGGACACGATCGAGCTGGCCGAGCCGCCAGCGGGTCAATAGCCACGCCCGGAAGCAAGCATGTACCCGAACCTGATCATCGGCACGCTTTGCGTGATGGCCGCCTGTGGGCTGCTGCTCGCGTACTGCCTGCTCACCATGTCCAAACGCGCCGGCGCCGAGAACGCCGACGGACCGCTGGCGAATCTCATCAAAGCCATGGAGCAAAGAATCATGAACGCACTCGCAAATTTGCAGACCGCCGCGGCGCAGCTGCGCACGGATGTCACGACCGTCGGCGAGACCGTCACGCGCGTCGGCACCGACATCGGCGCCGCGATCCAGAAGCTGATCGACGCGAACACCGGCAATGACCCGGCAATCCAGGCGGTCGCCGATCTGCTCACCGCGTCGTCGAACGACCTGCAGCAGGCCGGCAGCAGCCTGACCACGGCGGCGACGAACCTCGAGGGCGTGCTCACGCCCCCGGGCGGCGGCGACGGGGGTACCGGCGGCTGATCGAAGAAGAACGGCAGTGAACGCGATCCCCGCCGCCTACGACGATCTGATTCGCGAGGCGGCGGGTCGCTATGTCTCGTCGTGGGACTTCAGGTGGCTCAAAAGCCAGTACTACCAGGAATCGCTGCTCGATCCGAATGCGAAGTCCGACGCCGGCGCGGAGGGCATCGCGCAGTTGATGCCTGCCACGCGCAAGCAGCTGTACGCCGAACTGAAGTTCCCGGCATCGGCCACCGCATTCCAACCGGAATACGCGATTCCGGCCGCCGCGTACTACATGGCCAAGCTGCGCCGCGCCTGGTTCATGAAGCGCACGGAAGACGAGCGCCGCCGACTCGCCTTCGCAAGCTACAACGCAGGTCTCGGTTCGATCCTGCATGCGCAGCGTGCGGCCGGGAACGCCCTCGACTACGCAACCATCATCGAAGCGCTCCCGAAAATCACCGGCGACGCCAATGCGGCTCAGACCACGACCTACGTGTCGCGCATCGAGCGCTGGTACGCGCAGCTGCTCGCCGAAGCAACCCCCCAATCGCAGGTGCCGTGATGGCCGAAGAGAAGAAGATCGCGGGCGTCGTGAGCGTGCAGCTCGTCGACAACTGGCGCGACTGGAAGAACTGGTGGTCGCTGAAATGGATCACGATCGTCGGCCTGCTCATCTCGCTGCCGAAGATCCTCGAAGCCCTGCCGCCCGATACCGTGGCGCAGATCGTTGCGATGCTGCCGCCATGGGCCGCCACGGCCTACACATTCCTGAAGCTGTTCGCGGTCGTCGCCGCGGCGGCCTCGCGCGTCATCGCGCAGAAAGTCCCGGAGTCGACCGGTCCCTCGGTCACGCCGCCGGCCAACCCGCCGGCGAATCCCACCCCGTAGGAGCTCATCATGAAGAACATGTTCCGGGCGTTTGCGCTCGGCGTTGCGCTGTGCGCGCTTTTCATCGCCGGGTGCGTCTCGAACCCGCTCAACACGGCGAAGGGCGATTACTACGCTCTCGACGCGAAGGTCACGGCCGCGGATGCCGGCGTCCTGAAGTTCATCCAGGACTGCAAGGTCTCGCCGGCGACTTCGACCGTCTGCACGCCAGCGAATCTGCAGAAGCTCGCGCATGCCACCACCGCGCTCGGCACAGCGATGGATGGCTATTCGGCAGCAGTGCGTGATCCAGGCACTGCGCAGGGCGGCTTGGCGCAGGCCGCCGCCATCGTCAACGCAGCGCTGTCGACGCTGACCGCCCTCCTCACCGAATTCGGAGTGTCCACGCCATGAATGCCATCGCCTACGGGCTGAAGCTGCTCCAGATCATCCAGCTCGCCATCGGTGCCGGCATCTCGGCCGATCCGTACATCAAGGCGGGTGAAGCTGTCCTGCAGGCTGCTGCCAATGCCGGCGTCGATATCACCAACGACCAGATCACCGATCTGGATGCGACGCGGCACTCGCTCGAACAGCAGATCCGCGAAGCCGCTGGTAGCTGACCGATGAAAATCCAGATCGCCGCCGCGCTGTTTGCCGTTGCCATCGCCACCACGGCGATCGGCGCTCCCACGCTGGTGTCCGTGTCGAAGCCTGCGCCGAAGACGACGAAAGTCGCCGCGGCCGCCTCGACAGCGAATCCGATCGTGTTCGTGACGCAGGTGCCGGTCACGGGCCCGTCGACGCTATCGGGATCGTTCGGAACTCACCAATCGAGCATGGAGTCGGCACCGCGCGGCGGCGATCTCTGGATCTGGTACCCGGACGGCACAACGCGCAACCTGACCGCCGCGGCTGGCTTCGGCCACGCCGGCCTGCAGGATGCGACATCGATCGCGGTCCGCGATCCGCAGGTGAGCTGGGACGGTACGAAGATCGTCTTCTCGATGGTCGTCGGCGCGCCGCAGCAGTACTCGCGGCCGGCATACTGGTGGCAGCTGTACGAGGTGACCGGTTTCGGCCAAGGCCAGACCGTGCGCATCTCTAAGGTCGCGAACCAGCCGACCTTCAACAACATCGAACCCAGCTACGCAAGCGATGGCGGGATCCTGTTCGTCAGCGATCGCCCGCGCAATGGCGCGACCAACATCTATCCGCAGCTCGACGAATACGAGTCTCAGCCGACGGTCACCGGTGTCTGGAAGCTCGAGCAAAGCGGCATGCTGTGGCAGATGACCGATTCGCCCTCAGGCGCGTCGCGCCCGAGCGTCGACGCCTACGGTCGCGTGGTCTTCACGCAATGGGACCATCTGCAGCGTGACCAGCAGTGCGACACCGCAGCGGGCATCGCGGCGCACGGCTGCACCAACGCCGCATCGGAAGCGCCGGGCGCGCCGCTCGGCACCCCTTCCGACGTCTTTCCCGAACGTCGTGACGCCGCCGTCGGCAACGTCAACGCCCACACGTTCAACCAGTTCTTCCCATGGTCCGTGAACCAGGACGGCACCACGCACGAGACGATCAACCATATCGGCGCGCACGAGCTGCTGAGCTACTTCAACCGCAGCTTCACCGACGACAGCGCCCTGGTCGACTTCACGCCGGGCAATCGCGTGAATCGCAACCAGGTGATCAACGTCCTGCACATCGCCGCGGATTCGCGCGCGCCGGGCGACTACCTCGGCATCGACGCGCCCGAGTTCTACACCGATGGTGCCGGCCAGATCGTCAGCCTGCGTGCGCCAATCGGCGTCGCGGCCGATACGCTGAAAGTCGGCTACGTCACGCCGCGCTCAGGCAGCAGCTTCGGCAGCGGGACGCCGCCGGCGGACTTCACGGGTCGATTCCGCAATCCACAGTGGCTTGCCGACGGCCGCATCGTCGCTGCGTACACGAACACCTACGACTACGACCACAGCGACGGCAGCTACCAGTTCCGCATCCGCGTCCTCTCGGCTCCGCCGAAAGATAGCGCCGGCAACGTCAGCGGCTTCGCCACGCTCGGCGCCGCGCTGACCACTGGCATCAGCAAGTCTGTCACGTGGTACGACCCCGACACGCTGCGCAGCTACAGCGGCGCGCTGTGGGAACTCGACCCCGTCGAGGTCGCCGCGCGCCCCGTGCCGCCGATCACTGGGACCGCGCTGGAAACCCCGGAGCTGCTCGCCTTCGCGCAAGCGGGCGTCGACCCCGTGGCGTTCAAGGCATGGATGGCCTCGCACAATCTCGGATTGTTCGTCTCGCGCGACGTGACAAGCCGTGACGATGCTGACCGGCAGCAGCCGTTCAATCTCAATGCACGCGGGCATCAAACGGTTGGCAACGACGGTAAGGTATATCCGATCGACTATGTGCAGGTCTTCGAAGGCGACGCGATCCGCGCCGAGACCACGGTCAACAACGCAGCGACGGCGCGGCGCAAGATTGCCCAGCCATTGAACGACCCCGCTGCTGTCGCGGCGAATCTGCCAGTGCCCGCTGGCGCGCCGAAAGGCAGCGTGCCGATCGCTGCCGACGGTTCTGCGGCATGGTTCGCGCCCGCCCGCCGCGCGATGACCTGGCAGACCACCGACGCCGCTGGGTTGGCCACGGTCATCGAGCGCTACTGGATCACCGTGCAGCCGGCCGAGGTGCGTGCGTGCGATGGATGCCACGGCGCCAACACGTACAACCAAGCTGGGCAGATGGCGCCGCAGAACACGCCGGCCGCCCTCACAGCGCTGCTCGCATATTGGAAGCAGCAGAACGGCGGTACCACGCCGCCGCCCGTATGCACGAACGACCAGCATCCGACGACGCCGTTCTGCGCCGATGGCTCGGTGAATCCCGGCACTTGGGCGCGCAGCCCCGCGCCGGCCTGCGTCTGGACATTCACCCCTGGCCAGTGCCCGACCGTGCCGCCGGCGCAGCCCGACATCAACTGCCCGAACTGGACGCAGACGCCGGCGCCGATCAGCGGGAATCGCCCAAAGCCCAAGGTTCCGGTCGTGTGCCATGCGCCCTACACGGTGCTGCCGCAGCGATGAACGCCGCGGTTGACGAGCTGCGCGACAGCGAGCGCGCCAAGTACGAGCGCGTCTGGCTGCAGCCCGAGTACCGGCATGCGAACCACGGCCTCGGGCTGTGGTTGTGCGATCGCGATCTGTTCCCCTCGAGCTTCGCGAGCGCGCTCGACATCGGCTGCGGGGATGGCCGGCTATGGCGCACCTGGTACGAAGCCGGCATCGATGCGCACGCCGTCGACCACGCGCTCAATGCGCCGGACATCTGGCTGGCTCGGTCCGAGCGCTTCAGCCTGCGCTGCCTGTGGGAGATGCGCTTCGATCGCCGGTTCGATCTCGGCGTGTGCGCGGACGTGATGGAGCACATCCCGCCCAGCAAGGTTGACGATGTCCTGGCCAGGATAGCCGAGGCCTGCGACTTCGTCGTGTTCAAGATCGCGAACTATCCATCCTCGTTCGGCGACGGCGCGCTTCACCTGACGCTGCACAACGCCGACTGGTGGCTGGCCAAGCTGCAGCAGCACGGCACCGCGGCCGAGCACCCCGAGCGCGCCAGGGCTGGCGTCGCCGAATACGTCTTCACCCTGAAGGTCAAGCGGTAGGAATCGCATGCGCGAAATCGGGAAATTGGAATCGCGCATCGCTACGGTCGACCCGACGGCTCGATTCCGCCCGGCGAATCCGAACACCATGCAGGCCAAGCGATTGGAAGGAAGGGCGGGGGTGGCCATGCGTTTCCGCATCAAGACCCGGGACAACTTCACGTGCGCCCACTGTGGCCAGGTGACACAGGAGCTCGACATCGACCACATCGTGCCGCTCCACCGCGGTGGCGCAGACATCGATGCGAACCGTCAGTGCCTGTGCGTCCCGTGCCACGAGGCGAAGAGCGCGACCGAGACGCGGGGTCGCTTCTGATGCGCCGCATCACGCGCACCGCGTCAGTCTCAGAGAGGGGCGAGACTGTCCACATTCTGCCCCCAGGATGGTCAATCTGTGAGCAGGAATGCGACGGGGGGAGTCAAAAGTGTGGATCGCGATCTCTCGGACTGTGATCGGCCACTCACGCAGAGATTTTTTTTGGACCGGGAAATTTCCGGAAACGCCGCGTTTGTGTACAAATTGACGAGAATGGCCAGACCACAGTTCAAGCCCACTGCGGCGCTGCGAAAAAAGGTGTCGGAAGCCGCCGGGCACGGCATGTCGCACGAGGAAATATCGATCGGCCTCGGCATCGCGCGCGGGACGCTGCTGAAGTACTTCGCGGCGGAGCTGACGCGAGCGGCGTATGCGAAACGCATCGAGGTCGCGCAGGCGATGTTCCGGTCGGCGAAGCGCGGAAACGTCGCCGCACAGAAGGCGTATCTGGCGTCGACACCGCGCGCCGCCGCGCCGCCGCCGCCGATGCTGGATGCGAAGACGCCGAAGTTGGGCAAGAAGGAGCAGGCGCAGGCCGACGCGAAGAACGCGCAGGCTGGCACGGATTGGGATGATCTGATCGGACCGAGCGCCAGCCTGCAGTGAGCTGGAACCTCGCGTGTCCCGACTGGGAGGATCGCCTCCGGTCGGGGCGGTCGCTCGTCCCTGATCTGCCGTTGGACCTCGCGCGCGGCAATCGCGCCGTCGCGATCTTCAACAAGCTCCGTCTCGCCGACGTGCCCGGCACGCCGACGATGGCCGAGGCGGGCGGCGACTGGTTCCGCGATGTCGTGCGGGCGCTATTCGGGTCGCTCGACTCGGTGACGCGCCAGCGCATGATCCGCGAGTTGTTCCTGCTGGTGCCGAAGAAGAACAGCAAGACCACAAACGGCGCGCTGCTGATGCTGACAGCGCTGCTGCTCAACGAGCGGCCGAACGGGTCGCTGATCATGACGGCGCCGGTGCAGGACGTCGCGCAGCTGGCGTTCGACGCCGCGGCCGGCGCGATCGCGCTGGATCCGGTGCTCGAGAAGAAGCTGCACGTCCGCGAGCACCTGAAAACGATCATCCATCGGGAAACGAAGGCCGAGCTGCAGATCATGACGTTCGATCCGGCGGTGCTGACCGGCCAGAAGCCGGTGGCGGCGCTGATCGACGAGTTGCACGTCGTCGCGAAGATGTCGAAGGCGGCCAGCGCGATCCGCCAGCTGCGCGGCGGCATGCTGCCGTATCCGGAGGCCTTCATGGCCTTCATCACGACGCAGAGCGAGGAGGCGCCGGCTGGCGTCATGCGCGCCGAGCTGATGAAGGCGCGCGCGATCCGCGATGGCCGCCAGCAGGGCGCGATGCTGCCGGTGCTGTACGAGCTGCCGGAAGAGATTCAGAAAGACCCGCGCGCGTGGCGCGACTCGCGCAACTGGGCGATGGTCACGCCGAACCTTGGCCGCTCGATCACGATCGAGCGTCTCGAGGAGGATATGCAGACGGCCGAGGCCACGAGCGAGGAGGAGTTGCGCGCCTGGGCGTCGCAACACCTCAACCTCGAGATCGGTCTGGGGCTGAAATCGAACAGCTGGGCCGGCGCACTGTTCTGGGAGGCGCAGGCGGACAAGACGCTGACGCTGACGTCGCTGCTGGAGCGCTGCGAAGTCGTCGTCGTCGGTGTCGACGGCGGTGGCCTCGACGATCTGCTGGGCGTCGCCGTCATGGGACGCGAGACCGGCACGAACAACTGGCTGCACTGGGCGCATGCCTGGGCGCACCCGATCGTGCTGGAGCGGCGCAAAGAGGTCGCGCCGCGTCTGCTCGACTTCCAAAGGGACGAAGACCTCACCATCGTCGCGAAGATTGGCGATGACGTGGAAGCTGTCGCGGCGATCGTCGCTCGCTGCGAAGAGGAAGGACTCCTCGACCGCGTCGGCGTCGACATCGCCGGCATCGACATGATCGTCGAGGCGTTGCTCGGCGAGCGCATGGACGAGCACGGTGACCCACAGGATCCGATCCTGTTCGACAACGAGCGCATCGTCGCCGTATCGCAGGGATGGAAGCTCGTCGGACCGATCAAGTCGACCGAGCGGAAGTTGGCAGAAGGAACGCTCACGCACGGAGGCACGGCGTTGATGAACTGGTGCGTCGGCAACGCCAAGGTCGAGCCGAAAGGCAACGCCGTCACGATCACCAAGGCGGTGGCAGGCACTGCGAAGATCGACCCGCTGATGGCGACGTTCAACGCGGTGACGCTGCTGGCCATGAATCCGGCGCCACGCCGGTCCGTTTACGAGACGCGCGGGATTCTGGAATTCAGCCAATGAGCGAGCGCAAGGCGAAGTCGACCATCGCGTACGACGCGCTGGCCGCGGTGGGTATGTGTGCGCTCGCCTACGGTTGCTGGCTGGCGTGGGCGCCGCTCGGCTTCATCGTGCCTGGCGCCCTGATGATCGTCGGGGCGCTCGTCGGGGCGAAGCGCTAATGGGCTTCATGACGAACGTGGCGGCCGGATTCTTCGGGCCGTCGGAGCAGATCGGCGGCCCCGATAACTGGCTGATGCGAGCGCTCGGCATCCGCTCGAAAGCTGGCGTCACCGTCTCCGAGTACTCGGCGATGCACATGCCGGCGGTGTACAGCGCCGTCGGCGTGATCGCGGACAACTTCGCGCAGGTGCCGGTCGGCGTGTTCCGCCAGACGCCGCGCGGCGCGGTACAGGACACGTCGCATCCGATAGCCGAGGCGCTGCGCTCGTCGCCGAATCCGTATTCGAACAGCTTCACGTGGCGCCAGACCACGATGCACCACGCGTTGCTCTGGGGCAACGGATACACCGAGATCCAGCGCAACAATCGCGGACAGGCGATGGCGTTGTGGCAGATGCTGCCGGACCGCACGCGACCGATCTACGAGAATGAAGACCGCGGCCTGTACTACCAGACCAATGTCGGCGGCCGGATGTTCGACATCCAGCCGGACGACATGCTGCACATCAAGGCGATCGGCTACGACGGCCTGATCGGTTACGCACCGCTGACGATGATGCGGCAGGCTGTCGGCCTCGGCCTCGCGATGGAGGAGTTCGGGTCGAAGTTCTTCGCGAACGACGCAAAGTCTGGCGGTTTTCTGATGCACCCGGGCCGCCTCGGCGTCGCTGGCAAGAAGAACCTCGCCGACTCTATGGGCAAGGAGGGGCAGGGCGGCCTCGACAACGCGCATCGCGTGAAGGTGCTCGAGGAAGGCACCAAGTTCATCCCGACGATGATTCCGCCGGAGGACGCGCAGTTTCTCGGCTCGAGATCGTTCCAGGTCGAGGAGATCGCGCGGATCTATCGCGTGCCGCTCGTCCTGATGAACAGCCACGAGAAGACCTCGGTGATCGGCTCGAGCATGGAGCAGTTGCTGCTCTATTTCGTGCTGCTGACGATCCAGCCATGGATCGTGCAGGCCGAGATGGAGATGAACAGGAAGCTGTTCACGCCCGCGGAGCGGAAGGCCGGTTATTTCGTACGGTTCAATCTCGACGCTCTGCAGCGCGGCGATATGGCTGCACGCGCGACCTACCTGAAGAGCATGTGGGGGATCGGCGCCATCTCGCCGAACGAGGCGCGCACGTCGGAAGGTCGAAACACGAAGCCGGGCCTCGACGACACGTACGTGCCGATCAACTACCAGACGGTCAAGCAGTCGAAGCAACCCAAACAGCCCAGCGGTGTCGTGAGCGCTCCCGGCGCGAACGACAACGGCGGGAGCGACTCAGGCGAACAGCCAGCGGACGACACCAATGATTAAGTACGCGCACATCCTGATGGAAGCGGCGAACACGCCCTGGGCGATGGAGCCGACGAAGCTCGCGGCAATGGTTGCAATCTTTCGCCACGCGGTTCGCGGCGGCGCAAAGCTCAGCGATGCTGAAATCTCGGCAAACATCGCGGCCGCTTCGGTCACGATCGAGGGCGCCAAGATTCACCCGAACACCGACAAGTCGATTGCGAATCGGCCCGGCGGCGTGGCGCTGATCAGCCTGCGCGGCGTCCTCAGTAACCGCGCGCCGATGGTCGAGAACACGAGCACCGGCGGCGGCACGAACATGGAGCGCTTCGGCGCAGCGTTCCGCGCCGCGTTGGCGAGCGACGACATCAAGGCGATCATCCTCGACGTCGACTCGCCCGGCGGCAGCGTGTTTGGCACGCAGGAAATGGCGGACGAGATCTTCCGTGCGCGCGGCACGAAGCCCATGGTCGCGCAGGTGAACGCGCTCTGCGCCAGCGCGGCGTACTGGATCGCCTCGGCTTGCGACGAGATCGTCGTCACGCCCTCCGGGCAAGTCGGCTCGATCGGGGTCTACACTGTCCACGAGGACGTCTCGAAGATGTACGAGGAGGCGGGCGTTAAGGAGACCTTGATCGCCGCCGGCAAGTACAAGGTCGAGGGGAACCCATTCGAACCGCTCGGCGAGGAAGCGCGCGCGGCGATGCAGACAATGGTCGACGCGTACTACGACATGTTCGTCGAAGGCGTCGCGCAGAATCGCGGAACGACGGCGCCGGCCGTTCGGGATGGGTATGGCCAGGGCCGCTGCCTCGGCGCTGCAACGGCGATCTCTCTGAACATGGCCGATCGCGCGGGCACGCTCGCCGACACGCTGAGCCGATGGGGCATTAAGGGATCGTCGCCTTCGAAGCAAGCGCGCGCAGAGAACGAACAGACCGAGCCGGTCGCTGAAGAGTCCGCCGCAGAGCCGGCAGTCATTCTCACGCCTCGCCGCAACATCGCGACGAGGTTTCTCGAATTGAATTCGTAGGGAGCATACCTCCCCGAATCGAACCCCGCGTGTGCGCCGGCACCGCGGGGTTTTTTATTGCCCGGCACAAGAGGAAGAACCCATGAATCTGCAAGCACTGCGCGAAAAGCGCGCTCAGCTGGTCGCGAAAATGCGCGGTGTTGTCGACGCCGCGTCCAAGGAGAATCGGGACCTCACGGACGAAGAGAACGCGGCGTTCGCTGCCGACAAGCAGGAAAAAGACAAGCTCGATGCACAGATCGCGCGTCTCGAAGGCCTGGAGGCCGACGAAGCGGCTCTGGCCGCGGCGGCACCGGCGGTAGGCGCTCGCGGCATTCGCAATGCGCCCGGCGCCGAAGCGAAAAAGGAATTCTCCGCGCTCGGCGAATTCCTGTTCGCCGTGCGCTTCAACCCGAACGATCAGCGCCTGACGGGCTTGTGGCACGAGCCCAGCGCTGAACAGCGCACCGACGACGGCGCGTCGGGCGGCTTCGCGATCCCCGTGCAGTTCCGCAGCGATCTGATGCAGGTCGACCAGATGCCGGCGGTCGTTCGCCCGCGCGCCACGGTCATTCCGGCGGGCAGCCCGCCCGACGGCGAAGTGGTCATGCCTGCGTTGGACCAGTCGGCCGCTACGAACATGTATGGCGGCGTGACGGTGACGTGGATCGGTGAGGGCGCCTTGAAGCTGGACACCACGGCCAAGATTCGCCAGATCGGCCTGCGTCCGCAGGAAGTCGCCGCGAGCATGAAGGCGACCGACAAGCTGCTGCGCAACTGGCAGGCGGCCGGCCCGCTGCTGAGCACTCTGCTGCGCAAGGCGATTGCCGCGGCCGAGGACGTCGCGTTCCTCACCGGCAATGGTGTCGGCAAGCCGCTCGGCTTCCTCAACTCGAGCGCGGCGATCGCGGTGAACCGCACGACCGCCAACCAGATCACCTACGCCGACGTTCTGGCAATGGAAGAGACGCTGTTCGGCAACGGAGCCGATGCGATCTGGTCGTGTTCGAAGCGCGCACGCACCTGGCTTCGTCAGCTGAAGAACCCGGCCGGCTACTACATCTGGCAGGAAGACGCGAAGGAGAAGGGCCCGGCGACGCTGCTCGGCTATCCGGTCGTGGTCAGCGATCGCGTGCCGACGCTCGGCAACCGCGGCGACCTGATGCTGCTCGACATGTCGGCGTATCTGATCAAGGACGGCTCCGGCCCGTTCGTCGCGATCAGCGAGCACGTCTTCTTCCAGACGAACGAGACGATGATCAAGATCTTCTGGAACGTCGACGGCCAGCCGTGGGTGAAGGATCCGATCAAGAACGAAGCCGGCGAGCTCCAGACGCCGTTCGTGATCCTCAACTAAGCCGATCCCGGCATCGAATGGGGCGGCGATGACGTCGCCCCGATAGGAGAATTGCAATGCACAAGATTTCCGATAGCACCTCGGTGCTGTTGTCGGGTCAGAGCGCCGACATCGTCACCCCGTACACGCCGACGCGCTACGTCGCAGCGGCGCGCTTCCGCCTGTTCTCGATCTTCGTCGGCATCGACGCCGTCGCTGCCACGAAGACGGTCACGATCCAGCCGAAGCAAGCGACCGATGCCAGCGGCACCGGCTCGAAGAACCTCGGCACGGCGATCGTCGTCACGGCCCCCGGCGGCGGCTGGACGAACAAGGAACTGGCGGTCGACTTCGATATCAACGCCCTGGACGACGCGAACGGATTCGACTTCATCGGCTTCACGATCAGCTCGAACAACACGTCGGCCACGCCCGCACGCGCCGTGCTGGTCGGCGCCGATTCGCGCTTCCGTCCGTCCTGATCGAACCGAACGAAACCACCAACCACTGACTGGATAGGGGGCGGCCCAATAAGCCGCCCCCTTTGCATTCCATGCCCAATGAAAAAGTGAAATTCAAGGCCGCGCAGGCGTTCGTCGATTCGGCAACCGGCATCCACTACGCGCCGGGTCAGGAAATCGATGCGCGCACCCTCAAGCCGTCGAAAGACGTCGACGACCGCACCGACGAGTTGAAGAAGAAGGGGCTGATCTCGGATGGCGATGTGGTCATCGGCTCAAGCCCGACCGCCGACGGCACCATGATCGATCGTTTCGAAGTGCGCGATGGCGAGACGGTCGAGGATGCGCGCAAGCGCGCCGGCCTCGATCCGGTGCCTTCGATCGACGCATCGCGCGCGGCCGTCGCGGCACAGAACGCCGGCAAGGAAGGGGTCCCGGGCCCGGCGCAGCAGGACGCGTTGAAGACCGAGGCCGACGGCAAGAAAGCGGCCGGGCAATAAGCCATGGGTCTCGTCCGCGTGGCGTCGTCGCCGAACTCAGTGCTGACCACCGAAGAGGCGATCACGCATCTGCGCGAGAACGATGACGACTGCACGCCACGCGACGAGATCGATGCATTGGTGGCGGCTGCCGTTGACCAGGCGGAACAGTTCCTGCAGCGGCCGCTGCTGACGAGCACGTATCGCTACACGTCCGACTGCTTCCCGGGCGGTGCCTATCGTCGCTGGTATGGCGGATATCGGGGGTACGACGGTGTCGAGCGTGATGACATCTACCTGCGGTTGCCCATCGGCGGCGTGCAGATCGTCACCGAGGTCGGCTACACGGATACGGACGGCGCGCCGCAGATCCTCGACCCTGCCGCGTTCCAAGTGGACCTGACCGAGCCGATCGCGCGGATCGCGCCGGCCTACAACTCGTTCTGGCCTGCTGCGCGTCGAGAATTCGGTTCGGTGCACGTCGACTTCAAGGCGGGCTTCGGCGACACGGCAGCGACGATCCCGAAGTCCCTGGTCTCGGCCGTGAAGCTGATCCTCGGCCACTTGTACGCGAATCGCGAGGCGGTCGTCGTCGGAAGTACCGCGATCGTTCTGCCACTCGGCGCCGAGCACATGCTCTGGTCGTACCGCGTCTTTCCGCTGTAGGCCAGGCGATGGCGATCTGCGCGGGCGAGCTGGTCGATTGCGTGACGATCGATCGCAAGATCGACACGCCCACGGGCACCGGCGCTGTCGTCGTCACCTGGGAGCGCTTCGCGCATCAGCGCGTGAAGATGATGGCGCTCAGCGGCCGCGAGTATCTCGCCGCGCAGCAAGTGCAGTCGAAGCTGATGGCGAAAGCCAAGGTGCGCGCGCCCACGCGCATCGAGCCGCGCATGCGCCTCACCTACAAGGGCACGGTCTACAACATCGAGGCGGTCCTGCCGGGCTATGGCACGAACCGCGACTCGGCAATTTTGATGCTCAGCGCCGGCGTCAACGACGGCTGATGGCCAGCGAGCGGCCCATAGCTCGCGCAACCCACCAACCAGCAATCAGGCCGTCTGGCCAGGAGAGCACCATGGAAAAGCGCTATATCGCACTGCTGCCGTTCGCATGCATCTACACGAACGAATCGTACAAACCGGGGCAGGACGTCCAGGACACCACGCTGCGCCCGACGCCGGAATGGGAGAGTCGCGCCGCAGAATTGGAGGCCGCAGGCGTCATCGGGGAAGTGCCGCTCGATTGGACGCCGGACCAGAAGATCCCGAGCCTCGGCAAAGGCGGGGCGGCAGCCGCGCCGAAGCCGACGCCGGTGGCCCAGCCTGCCAAAGCCGTCGCGCAGGCCTGACGCATGCGCTCGAACCGTCTCGCCGCGCCGCGCACATTCGTGTGCGTGGCGAGCGGTCCGAGCCTGCATGCCGACGACGTCGAGTACTGCCGCGGCAGGGCCACCGTGCTCGTCGTGAACAACAACTTTGCGATCGCGCCGTGGGCCGATGCCCTGTACGCCAGCGATCACGGCTGGTGGTACTCGTACATCAAGCGCGTTCGGGCGACCTTCGGTGGAGAGTGTTGGACACGCGATGAAACCGCTGCGGAGGCGCTGGGGCTGCTCTACGTGCGTAGCACGCGCGCTCCGGGCCTCGGGGTCGAACCCGGGACGATTCACGAAGGCGAGAACAGTGGCTACCAGGCGATCAATCTCGCGTATCAGCTCGGTGCGACGAAGATCGTGCTGACCGGGTACGACATGCGTGGTCGAGGCCACTGGCATGAACCGCATCCGGCACCGCTCGTCAGCACCGACGATTTCGGGCAATTCGCCCGGCACTTCGACCGCCTTGCGTCGGATCTGCGCGATCGCGGCGTGCAGGTGATCAACGCGACTCGCAACACCGGCCTTCGGTGCTTCGAGCGCGCGACGATCCAGGAAGCGCTCGCATGAGCCAGGGCGCGAACCTGTTCGGCATCCTGTCGACGAACTCAGGCTGCGCGCCCTTCATCGGGAGCGGTCCGAGCGCGCGCATCTTCGCCGAGGCGCTGCCGCAGGGCGGCGATCCAACCACGTGCGTTCCGGCCTTCGTTTTCAACGTCATCGCCGGCCGCCCGGAGAACGTCATCGACGCGCCGGCGGTGGCTGACTACGAGCTGCTGCAGCTCGATTCGTGGGCAATGGACGCCGACACGGCGCAATCCATGATGGAAGCCGCGCGAACAGCGCTCGACGACATCGACGCGATGATCGCGCGCGACATCGGCGTGAAAGTCGTCGCGTTCTATCCCAGCGGCTTCGAACTCGAGACGCGCCGGTTCAAACGATCGATCGGCGTTGCGATTTGGAGCCAACGATGAACACCGAGGCGCTGCAGCTGGCCGCTGCCGAGCTGAAAGTCACGATCAAGGAAGCCGTGGCGAAATTCCTCGAAACGACCGGACACGCCGTGCTCGCCGAGATCGCGGTGCAGTACTCGAACGAGAGCACGATGGACGGGCCGCATTTCGTGCCCGTCGTGAGCGTGAGCGGCCGCTTCGAAATAGCCGATCCGGATCCCAACGCGGACTGATCGCGCACCGAAATTCCGCCGAGAGGCGGCTTCGCCTTCAGGGCGAACACCACCCGCCTCGCGCGGGTTTTTTTATGCGTCAAACCCGTGAGGAATCGCAATGAGCACTCAATCCCAGAGCACCGTCGGCTCCGCAATGTACGTGGTCGACATGACCGCTTCGCCGCCGGCTGTCCTGCTGATTCCGCAGATGAAAGGCATCTCGGGCGTCGGCGGCGGCAAGCGCACCAAGATCGACATCAGCAACATGGACTCGCAGGGCTACAACGAGAATGCAGGCGGTCGCGCCGACCCGCCCGAGGCGACCGGTGAAATGGTCCTGTCGAAGAAGATCGCGGGCCACGTGAAGGTCAAGAAGCTGTTCGAGGCGCAGGCGCTCGGCAGCGTCGCAAACATCCCGTGCTATGTCGCCGACGGCGACGGCACCGCGCCGCCGACGCTCGTCTCCGGCGTGCTGATTCCGCCGAAGTCCGGCTCGCCCGGCACGTGGACGCGCTCCGGCACGCTGGGCGTCGGCTACATCTCGCAGTTCGCTCCGAAGAAGGCCGACAACGACGTCGACCGCTGCGACTTCGCCTTCCAGTACTCGGGCGGCGCGACCTGGAACGTCAAGGGCGACGCAACGACGGTCACCTCCTGATCCATCGACCCGGCTCTCACGGCTCGGGGTTTCGCATCGCGGCGTGTTGAGCCGCACGCCGGGGTTGCGGTGCGAAGCCCCATCTCAAAGGTGAACCCATGGAAATCATTTCGATCAAAGAACTCTTCGCATTCGCGAAGCCGACGCTGGTGCCGGAGACGGTGACGTTCGGCGAGAAGCAGGCGAAGGTCTGGTTCCAGCGCATGTCGATGGAAGATTCGGCCGGCATCGGCCGCCCGTTCCTCAGCGCCGACGGCAGCGGCATCGACAAGGACAAGATCGCGCTGTTCCAGGCAACGTTGCTCGTCGAGACCGTTCGCGACGAAGCCGGCAACAAGGTGCTCGACGTCGAGGACGTGCTCAAAGCCGACAGCGGCCTGTATAGGGCGATGCAGGTGCTCGCCGAAAAACACAATCCGGCCGGCTCGGCGGCAGTGGAGGCGACCGCAAAAAACTCCGAGACAACGTCGAGCTCCGCTACCTCGTAACGCTCGCCGTTGAGTGGGGCATCCCGCCCGGGGAGCTGGCCCGGCGGATGACGAAGCACGACCTCAATCTCCTTCTCGCGCACTCGGCAATTTCGGACAAGAAGAGCTGGCTCAACGAGAAGTGGGACAACGAGAAAGCCATCGCGATCGCTAGGGCCGCAGAAGCGGAAATAGCGAACATGCAGCAGTAGACGAATAGCCGGCCTTGTGCCGGCTTTCGTCGTTTTCGGGGACCGAAATGCCCAGCAGCGGCAAGACTATCGGCGTCGAGCAGCTGTTCGCGAACATGCGCGCGTTTCCGGTCGAGCTGCAGACGAAGGTGCTCGGGCCAGCTGTTCGCAAGGCAACCGCGCCGATGCGGGCGACCGCTGAGGCTCTTGCCCCGAAGGATACGGGCCGCATGGCCGCCGCCGTCTCGATGGCGCGCGACAAGCACCCCGAATACGCGGGCATGGTCGTCCGCTACGTCGTCTTCGTGAAATACAAGGGCGAAGGCGCCGCCGTCTATTGGCGCTACGTCGAGTTCGGCACTTCCAACATGGCGCCGCAGCCCTTCATGCGGCCGGCGTTCGAGAACAACGTTGCTTCGTCCACGGTGATCTTCTTCGAGGAAGTTGCCGCTGGCCTCCCGCGCCTGTTGCAGGGAATGAAATCCTAAATGTCTGGTCTTGGCAGTCTGCTGTTCGATGTCGGTGCGAGCACCGTCACGCTGCAGAGCGATCTTGCGCGCGGCGAGGTGATGACGAATTCGTTCGTCAATAGTGTCAACCTCTCGCTCGCGAAAGTCGGTACCGGCGCGAACTTCAACGGTGTTTCGTCGCAGGTCCAAAGCCTGACCAGCGACTTCGCCGGCCTCAAGAGCATGGTCGCCGGGGTCTTCGGCGTCAGCCTCGGTGCCGGACTTGCCAAGGAAGCGATGGGCGTAGCCGATGCATGGCAGACGGCCTCGAACAGAATCCGCACGACCGTCGACGACCAATCTCAGGTCGCCGCTATCCAGAGCCAGATCCTGCGTGACGCGCAGTCGATCGGCGCCGAATACGACACGTCGACCAAGACGTATCAGCGCCTCTTTCAAGCAATTCAGGCCACGGGAACGACGCAGGCTGCGTCCCAGACGCAAGCGATCGCGCTGACGAAGACGCTCAACGAGGAAATCGTCGTCTCCGGCGCGAATACAGGCGAGGCCACGCGCGCGGTGAGCGACCTTGTGCACGGGTTGGCCGGCGGTGTGCTCCAGGCGCGTCAGTTCAATCCGATCATGCGGCAGATGCCCGACCTGGCGAAGCAAATCGCCGATGGTCTGGGCGTCTCGGTGAAGCAGCTGGAGGAGATGGTCCATAAGGGACTGCCGGCCCAGCAGGTGCTCGATGCACTCGCGAAGCAATCGTCGACCATCGACCAGAAGTTCACCGCGATGCCGCAGACATTCGCGCGGGCGTGGCAGCAACTCGACAACTCGGTCGAGCAGTACATCGGTACAGCGGCGCAGGCCGGGACACTCAGCGATGTCGTGAAGGCCGGGATCATCGGCCTTGGCAACAACATCTCAACGGTAGCCGAAATCATCCTCGGAGCCGCGGCGGCGACGGCGGTGTGGCTCGGCGGCCGCACGATGACAGCGATCGGGAACATGGCGGTCGCTGTGTACCAGGCGGCGACCGCGCAAGGCGTCTACAAGACCGCTGCGATCACCTCGGCGGAGGCTGATCTATCGGCGGCGCAGGCATCGCAAACCGCTACGCAGGCGACGCTGCAGCGCGCCGCTACAGCGGCTGAGCTGGCACTCGCACAACAGACCGAAGCGGAATCGACGGTCGTTGCGCTCACTGCAGAGCAGCGGTTGCTCGAGGGGCGCTTGGCGATGCTCCCGATCGGCGTCAACGTCATCGCCGACACCGCGCGTCTCGAAGCGATCGAGCTTGAACTGGCCAGCGCGACGACCATCCTGGCCGGGTCCGAGGACAAGCTGACGGCCGCGTTCGCACGACAGGACCTCGCGTATGCTGCGGCGTCGACGAGCGCCGCACGCGCGACTGCTGCGCAGGCCGCGCTGACCGCCGCGCAGGTCGAGGCGGCATCGGTCACCGGCGTTCTGTCCCGCGCTGGAGCCAGTCTTTTCTCGCTTATCGGTGGATGGCCCACCGTCCTGCTGGCGGCCGGCGTCGGCTTCTACGCCTTGGCAACTTCAACGCTGTACTCCAGCGATGCTCTGAAGCAGCTTGAAGCGGACACCGCATCGCTTCAGCACCAGACCGGCGAGCTGACGACCGCGCAGCGCGCCAAGTACGAGAGTGACCTGCAGCTCGTGCAGGCCGAGATCGCGCAGCAGACGGCGTTGCGCGACCAGCAAAAGGCACAGGAAGACGCAAACGTCTCGCTGAATAGCTTCGACGGCGCGCTCGGCTCCGTCGCCGCGCAGAGTGGCTATACCGCGACCGGCATCAGCGAACTCGACAAGAAGGTTCACGACTTCCTGACGACGTTGCAAGCGGCCGACCAATTGGCGCAGCTGCGCAGCGCGATCGAGACGACCGTCCCGACGCTCGACCAGCAAGTGCGGAGCCTGATCGACGGAATCACGGAAGAGAGCGCAGCCGTCGACAAACACGTGGCTTCGATGGAGAAGCAGATCGCCACGTACGGCAAAGGGAACGCCGCCGCAGCGATCTACGATCGCAATCTCGAATTGCAACAAAAGACGGTCGGCCTGACTGGCGAGGCGTACGACAAGGTCTCGGCGGCCGTCGAGCTGAAGCACGCCAAGGAGATCGCGGACGCTCAGGCACTGGACGCGGTGATCGCCGCCCACAAGGGCGCATCGGCCGCGATCAAGGAAACGGCGAAGGACACGAAGGAAGCCCAGGTCGGGATGACCGAGCTGGGCGCCACGGTCAACAGCATCTCGGGGAAGTTCGGCGGCGACTACGCCAAGGCGCAGTCGACCTATACGGCCGAGATCACAAAGCTCGATCTCGAATACGCGAAGGCGATTGCGCTCACGAGCAACTACGACTCCGCACAGCGCCTGCTGCAGGAGGGGGTCGCGCTCGCGGCCGCGCAACGCGATGCCGACATCGAGGCGATCCGAAATCAGAACGACGCCTCTCTGATCCTGACCAACACGGTCTACCAGGCCAACACCGCGTTCGATCAGCAGACGCGCCTGCTCGGCATGGATGCGACTGCGCGCAAGGTCGAGGAGGAATACATCCGCCTGCAAGCGCAGGCGATGCACGACCTCGGCGACATCATGGGGCCGCTCACCGAAGACCAGCAGAAGATGCTGGATTCGCTACACGACATGGCGAAGGCGCACGTCGCACTTGACGAAGCCCAGAAAGCGAACATGGAGGCCACGCGGCAGTGGGCCGATGTTTGGACTCAGGCCGGAAGCACGATCGGCGATGACATTGGCAAGGTCGTAGTCGAAGGCGAAAGCCTGATGGACGACCTGGTGAACGTCGCGAAGCAGACGGTCGAAGCGATCATCTCGTACTTCGCGAAGCTCGCGATCATCAATCCGATTCTGAATTCTATTTTCGGCGGCGCGATCACGGGCGGCGGCGGAAGTCTATTGCCAACGCTTGCTGGCGGCGTATTCGGCGGAGGCAGTGGCGGCGGTCTTCTCGGCGGCGTCCTCGGCGGCGGTGCCGATTTCACGAGCACGGCGTCGGGCGGCACGCAGAACTCCATCATGCAGCCGTCGAGCTGGATCATGGCCGGGAAGAATCTCTTCTCCGGTTTCGGCTCCGGTCTATCGACGTTCTGGAACGGCTCTGGCGGCGGCTTCAATTGGTCGCAGATCGGGTCGAGCGACTTCGCGGAAGCGAACGCGAACAACCTCAACATGTCGAGCGTGTACGGCGCGCCCGGCGGCAGCGCGCTCGGCTACGGCGGCTATGGTTCGGCACTTGGTCAGGGCCTTGGCATCGCCGGCGGCCTCTATGCCGGATACAACCGGTTTCAGCAGGGCGGCGCGCTCGGCGGCGCGGCTGGCGGCCTGGCTTATGGCGCCGGCACATACGCACTTGGCGCAGGCTTGGCCAGCGCTGCAGGCGGCGCGGGATTCGCGGCCGGCGTGGGCACTGCGTTCGCGATTCCCGTCGTCGGCTGGATCGCGCTCGCCGCGATGCTCATCGACAAGTTCTCGGGCGGCAAGCTGTTCGGCACCGACGCGACGTTCAACGGTGCGCAGAGCGATCTGCGAGTGGGCGCGGATGGCGCGCAGTACGTCACCTGGGCCGATATGAAGGGCCAGCATGCGCTGTTCGGCGGAAGCTATCACGAGACGAAGGACATCGCGGAAACGCAGGATCAGATCGACGCGGCGAACGCGTTCTACAAAGCACTCAAGGATGGGACCGACCAGTTCGCGCACTACTTCGGTACGACGGCGGCGACGATCGTAGGCGGCACGTTTTCGACCGTGTACGACAAGAAGGGGAACGTCAAGTCGACGAGCAGCACGGTCAATGGCATCACGTACGAAGGTGAGACGGCCGAGCAGTTCTCCGAGCGGCTCACCGCCGAGAACGAAATCGCGGTCCTCAAGCAGATCGGCGTCGACGTCACGTCGTACACGAACAGCTTCATCAAGGATGCCGACGGCTACGCGAAGTCAGTGCAGGACGTCGCCCAGGCGATGGCGATGGCGCAGCAGGATCTGAAGAACGGCATCAACATCAGCGGCACCGGTGTGATGCAGGGCCAGTTCGACACGATCCAGCAGTACAACACCGACGGCGAGTCGGAGACCGACACCTATACGCGCCTGCGCAGCGAGCTCGTCGATGTGCAGAACGGCCTCGGGCTGCTGACCGGCCAGAAGTCGATTTCCGATATCGAAGCGTTCCTCGCGACGGCGCAGCAGTTCGGCGAGTCGCTTTCCCAGACCTACCAGCGCCTCGAGCAGGCGAGCCAGGCGTACTACCAATTCACCGGCCAGTTCAAGCCGCAGGCGACGTACGTCGACGACTACGAAGCCGCGATGGCGAACATCAAGGCGCAATACATCGCGAACGTGAAGCAGGCGAACGACCTGGCCAAAGCGGCCGGCGCCGCCGGCGCGTCGACCGAAGACTTGACGAACATCATGCAGTACGCGGCGAAGCAGGAAGCCGACGCGCTGAAGCAACTGCAAGCGAGTGCGCAGGACCTGGCCTTCAGCCTCGGGCTGACGACGACCGGCACGCTCGACGAAGTCAACTCGGAGATTCAGCGGCTGCAGCAGCAGGCAGGGCAGGCGGCGTCGCCGATCGCGAGCGTCGGCAACGCGATCCAGACGATGGCGCAGAAGGCCACGGATTCGATCAACCTGATGCTGGGCGATCTCTCGCCCTACAACGATCAGTACAAGCTGCAGATCGCCCTGCAGGGAATGTATTCGGGCACGGTCACGAAGGACCAGGTGCTCTCGATCGGCAAGAGCCTCTGGACGACGACGAGCTCGGAATACCAAGCGCTGTTCGGCCAGGTGATGGCGTACCAAGGTGGCGGCCCGGGCGGAGGCGGCGGCGGGGGTGGAGCGGGCGGCGCGGCGCACCAGGGATTGAGCGCGGCGGACTCGCAGCGTTTGAAAGACCTGCTCAAGGAGCAGCAGGCGTTGCAGGCGTCGGCGACGCTTCAGCAGTATCAGACGCTCGCGCAGCAGGTCGCCGAGATCGCGAGCTCGAAGGGCGAAGACTGGAAGCAGGTGCTGACGGGCATGAACGTCGATATCACGGCGTTCGAGAAAGGCCTCGGCATGACCGACGACCAGACCAACGCCTACATCCAAGCTGCGCAGGACGAGAAGGATTCGAACAAGGAAAACACCGCCAGCATCGTCTACTGGCTGCAGAAGATCTTCGAGCAGGGCGGCGGCACGATCGAGGTCACGGTCAACCAGCCTACGAGCGGCGGTACCGGACACAGCGGTCATGCGCGACCAATGCTCGGGAATCCTCGTTATAGCCGCGGTCCTGGCGGCCAGCCCGCGCGCGTGATCACCGTGACGGGGCCGTAATGCTCGCGCGCGACCTTCTGCTGATCGAGATCGCTCCGACGACGGAGCCGCCCGATCCATATCACATCCTGCCGCCGCCAATGCCGCCGATCCCGGTGTCGGGTGCGCCGCTGCCATTCGGCGTCACGAGCGCGATTCCTAAGGGCACCGCGTTCACGCTGCAGATGGCGGTCGCCAATGCGCTCGGCACGCCGACATGGTCGGCTTCGGGTCTTCCCGCCGGCACGTCCATCGATCCGGTGACCGGACTCATCAGCGGCGCAGGCACGGCGCAGGGCGACAGTTACGCGACGATCACGGCAGACGATACCGCGAGCGGTGGAACCGTCACCACGACGCTGATCAGGCTCTCGATCGGCGCAGCGTTCTCGCTTGTCGGGTCGCTGAAGCAGGCGACGCGCGGCCAAGCCTATCAGGGCAACGTCATCGCGATCGGCGCCACCGGCACGCTGACCTGGACGATGTCCGGCAATCCGGTCGGAATGACGATCAATGGATCCACCGGTCTGATCACAGGCTCGACCGTAACGCCCGGCACGTACAACGTCACGATCTCTGCTCACGACGCAGGGACGAACACCGACGCTTCGATCACCGTGCCGCTGATCGTAAACCGGGTGATCAACGCGATCGCACTGGACGGTTCCCTTTCGGTCGTTCCGAAGATCCTCGCAGGCAGCGCATTCGCGACGATCGCAACGGCATGCAACACCAGCGCGACGACGCCTGCAGGCACCCAGCCGATCATCTGGACCGCATCGAATCTGCCGGTCGGCGTCGACATCGACGAGCAGAGCGGCATCGTGTCCGGCCAGACGATCGCGTCTGCAGTTGGCAGCTACATCGTGCCTATTACCGCGACCGACGTGTGGGGAAATACCTTCACGCGCAACGTGACGTTCGTCGTCATCAGCGGCATCAAGGCTATCGCGCCTGGTCAGTTCGCGGCGGGCGATGCCGTTGACGGTGTCAGCGGCGTGGACTTCATCGCCGCGTTCTTCGGCGACGGCAGCGATGGCGACCTGGTATCCAATGGTTCGAATACAGCGCCAGGGTGCACGCTCGCTGGCGGCGTGCTGTTCGCGACGAGAGACCTCTATTTCAACAATCTGACCCCAGTGGCCGGCGGCTCGCTGGTAATGGGGCAGCATAAGCTTTATGTCGCCGGAAACTGGGACATCTCGAACGCGCCGTCCGGCGCGGTCACTGCATCCGCAACGCCGAATTCGATCGCTGCCGGCGCACTTGGTGGCACGGGCGCCGTTGGCCCCGCAGGCCTCGCTGGCAATGGCACGGCGGGTATTGCGACGTCCACGCAGAACTATGGCGCCGGCGGGGGTGGCAATGCGTCGACGCTGAGCGGCAAGGGCGGCAATGGAACAGGCGGAACCGGCGGCGCAACGGCGCAGACGGGCGGTTTGCCGCGCGAATATCAGCGGACGATTCTAGCGACGTTCCTCGCATTCTCACCAAATGATCCGTTTCCGCTGCTCCCGATTATCGGTGGCATGGGCGGA